ACCCTATAACCTCCACTTATTTTAAATAGATCGAAGTCTTTTTTGGGTATTTGCATAGCAACAGTTTCTACATCTTGTTTCCAATTTGCATCAAATACACGATGTAACTGATTATGGAGATTATCCATATATCCGTACATACACTGTTGCTTGGATGCGATAGCAGTATTGATTACTACACCGTATCCTCTACTTAATTTATAAGCTAACTTAATTGCATCAAGCCAACTTAAATTAAGCTCTTTTTTAAGAGTCACAATTCTCTTATATAGAGATATACTACGACTCTTTTTTTTCTGAATTATTATTCTTATCATATTATTAAGTATTAATGATTCAGATTTAAAGACATTAGCTTCGGTAGCCGTTGGCATTCGTTCAGCCCGGCAATTTAAACCTACTAGACCCTAGAACCGCTAACTTGTGTATTAATCAAAATGCGTATGAAGTAGTGTAGTTAGTCTCGATGAGGTTGTCTTTACTCTAGGGAAATTGTATGCGTATTTCACAATAGGCATACAACGGTTCTGTCGTGACTTTCGTTGTCTTTAGGAGGCTATAATCAATGTTTGTAAAAATCTTTTAAATGACACACACGTGTTTCACAACAGATGTGTGTCTTACATTTTAACCAAAAGAATGTTACTGCTTTAATTCTTTTCTAACTTCATCTATAATACCATGAAAAACACTAACATTTACTTTATCCTTAAATTCAATATATGTAAATAATATCACACATATTGGATATAGGATGGGATCGTCCAACAGTATTAATAATATTATCATGTAGATAAGTATTCTTAATACTAACCAAATGAATGATATTATCTTTCTCATATATTGAATAATTTAATAGACTCTGCATTTACTTAGGCTTGTCACTAACCATGGCTGCATTATATTAAATTAAAAAGAGAGTTGTGTATCACTTCATACACTGGATACGTACATATATCATTTATTCCTGTACTTTTTGTTAAATGTATCTACTGCTTTTTCTCTATTAGGAAAGGTAGTTATTACTAATTTTCCTTCTTTTTCGAGAATGATAGACCACTCGAAAGCGTGCTTTCCAACTAGGATAACTTTACGTCCTAGTGCATCTGTTACGATTGCTCGTACTGTAGAATCACAATTTGATTTGTGATATTTTCTCTTACTCATAGATTCTTATTTATTAAATGAGTTTATTGCTAAAAAACATATTCCAACAAATATCCAATAAGCTAATGACCATTCGAATATTATATCTAATATTGCTGAGAATTTTGCTTTTGGATCTAATCCCATTGATAATAGGAATAAACATGACATTATGTAAAATCCTATTGTTGCTTTTGTTCCGTTACTCATTTTATTTAATTTATTGATTAATAATCAAATAAACTTACAAATAGGGATTCTCTACTCTGGCGTTATGATTCTAGAAATCAATGTTGTAGTAGCTAAGTATTTACAAGGATAGTCCTAAACCTATTTGTAAGAAACTGGTGTCCTTAATGCTTTAGAAAGTTATTAGTTTTTTTAAATTTCGCTATATATTATGTAAATTACTAATGGGTTTGTTGTGAAAAAGAGTGAAAATGAGGGGAGAGAGGATGGTGTTTACCACTCCCTCCCACTTACTCATTACAACTCATCGTCATCCACTATTTCACCCTCCAACAACGGATTAGACTTCTTCTCCTCAGCTGCCTTAGCTGCTTCTTTAGCTGCCTTAGCTGCTTTACGCTTAGTATCATACTCAACATAATCAACAATGCGCTGAGAATTGTTGTACAAGTTCTCACCACGCTTGATAAGACTTGCATCAGACTTGATACATTCGCCTTCATCAGTACACAGTGTATAGATGAAGACAGAGTTATAGATGGAAGCTACTTTCACTTGCTTACCATCTCTTTCCTTAGTCTCAGTGATGATTTTACCATCATTGTCCTTACGAATGAAGTCAGGAAAGCCTGTTACTTCAACACGACAGATGGGAAAAACTTCACCAATAGTTTCCTCTATTGCCTTGAAGTATTCATCTTCATGCTCTTTGGTACTACCATATGCAGCCATTAACTGCATCACAACAGGTCTAGTTTGCTCTTGCAGCACCTTTCTTAGACCTGCTTGTCTGAACTCGCACACTGCATAGCGTGCTTTGCCATCTTTAGAGGTCTTAACCTCTACTTTCGTAAGTTCGTAGTTCTTTACGTCTTTATCCTTGATAGACAAATCCATATCATTTTACGGTTGCCTATACACCATAAGGTTTTATTAACACATTAACTCTTTGACGGGGGATTTCCCCTACTTGTTAGGAGAGGGGACTTGATATTGTACTGGTCCTCACTCTCGATTGCACGATATCAAAAATTTTTTATAAAATTTTTTACAACATTACCTTAGTACCCACGTTACTGTATTGTGGTATACACCACACTGAAAATAAGGAATTAGGTTAATATAACTTAATCAATAAGTTTAATCATTAAAATCAATTATTATGTTTAGGAAATACCTATATGAGTTAATCGAAGATGATAGACTCAAAGAAACAGAAATGTTTAGGGAGTATGAAGATTGGTGTGAAGAGTCTAATTTAGTATCTAAAGCTGCATTTTGTGCAGGATTCGATGCTGCATTAGCTTGGATTGAAGAAATCATCATGAAACGTACTACAGAACAAAAAATGACTATGGAAAATAGACGTTGAATTAAGGGGTATTTCGGTACCCCTTTTTATTTTATATATTATGATATTTGAACAAGAATTAAAAGATAAAGGATTTGAAATCAGAGATAACCAGCTTTACTACGAGTTTAGTGATTTTGAGCTATTAAGAGCTAGAGTAAGTGAATGGGATTGTGCTGATGGTACTAAGGCTTTGAAAGTATCAGATCTAAGATTAATGAATCCTATAGAGGAAGGTATGGCTCATATGATGATTTCATATTCACTTTACTTTAGGGATATTAACAAATTTTATGAATTATTAACATTACTAGGGTATAAAATAAGTTAAAAATAGTTAAATTATGTTAAAAGAATTAACAGTTAAAGAGGTAGAAACTATCCTAAGTAAGGATAATAATGTGTATGGTATACATAGTATTGGTGATCACGTGTATAAAATACCAGGTTTAGGGTATATAGGACCTAAAGGAGCTACTAGATTTGTAAATGAATTAAGGCAACAAGTTAATGAATTAACTACGAAACTCTCGTAGATATGTTAAATAATCATAAATAATGTTAAAATGACACATTGTGAATGGCTAGAAGAACATGGTTTTATTAAGATAAAAGACCATTTAAATGGTAATTGGAACTATAGAACTTATCAAAAAATATACGAAAATGGTGATCTCATAGAAGTAGATATTGAAATAGATTCAGAAAATGATTTTATGGATGAGTATTTGGTAAATTGTGAGTTATTCTGTAAGAATAAAAATGGTACTCATGATAGCTTTACTCTAAAATAAAAATTTATTATTAAAGAAAATGGAACAAAATTAGATTGTAATACGTTCCTACATCCAGAGTAGGATATAATAGTAGTTTAAAACGCAATTAGTAGTAATATAAACCATTACTCTTACTCTAGATAACTGCAGTATATAATATATATTATCAAACTATATCATGATGAATGAACCAAAATACTTAGAAATGATTAGACAAGGAGTTGTTAACATAAATGGTGACGATTTTAAAATAATCAGAGCATATGATGGATGCAGAGGGTGTTATTTTAGACAATTTGAAAACTTTAGTGGATGTCTAAACAATGTTGCACAAGGTATTTGTTGTAGTGCTGGTGGTCATATTCTAAGAAAAATTTCATAGTAATAGAACAAAAATTAATTAAGTACGTTTAGCCAGTATGGAAAATCAACAGGACATATTAAAAACCGTTATAGACGGTTTAGTGTATATCCCTACTAAGGATATGATAGTTAAACCCTTAGAGGATGAATACGTAGAGAAAGAAATTATTAAGCCAGTAGAGACTGGTAAAAAGGACGAAAATGGTTATGATATCAATGACACTGAAACAGTTAAAGAAAAAGTGTTAACTACATTCAGAAAAGGTATTGTATTACGTCTGCCATCTGGGTATCAATGGCAAGATGAAAACAATCATCCTGAAGTAGGTGATGTGGTAGCATATCCTAGGAAAGCATCAATTGATTTTGATTTGTTCAAAGATAGTCAATTAATAAATCCTTATAATGTAGTAGCCTTTGTTAAAGGAGAAAAATATTTTAAAGACTAAGCGTAGTCTTAATTAATCGTGGTTGTAGTTGGATGTACTAGGGGTTAGCATAAAGTTAACCCCTTTTTTATTGTATAAAATATGCAACTTTTTTTGAATATTTGCGTTATGTGGGTATGATTAAAGAAATGATAAATAATATGTTGGGTGAGTACTCAAAGTTCATTCAAATACAAGATGATGGTATAATTAAAGTATTTATTCCAGAAGACGTTAATAATCCTTCTATGGAAAATGCTACAGAATTAACATTATCCAAGAATGAAGCAATTAGTCTAATGGGTTTAGTAACCCAACCCAAACAATACGAAGTATGTGATTCTTCAAACAATTGCAGAATCATATCTGAAAAAGATCCTGATTTTGACGTAAACAAGTGGATTAAATTAGCACTTGGAACTATTAAAAAATAAATACTATGTCAGATTACCGAGTTACTATTACAACAGTCAGGGAAAAATGCCCATTTGATGCTAAACGGAAAAGCAAAGAATACTGCAAAGTGTGTAAAGCTTGGAAAGATCCTTGCTCAGGATTAGGTATAGAAACTACTATTTCTTCAAGAAAGATTGGAGAAGATAAAATGAAACAAATTTTAAATATTATTAAATAATATGATTACAGAATACAAAGTTATTAAACCTTTTGGTGTATTGAAATCAGGTGATATCCTTACTTTGGAGGATGGTATGTATACATTCTCTGATGAGAAATCTTCTGACTCAGAAAATTATTATTCTCAAGTAAATGTAGCTGTATCTAGTAATATGATTGAAGAGTATGCTAAAAGTGGTTTAGTTGAACCAATTGAAAATGCTACTGTTGAATCTAAGGATGAGAGTAAAATCAAACAGATTCGTACTATTATTGCTCAATTGAAAAATACTTACAATCAACGTAAGAACAATATTGAAAAGAAGTATCAAGAAGGTAAAATTCAAACTTGTGTAAAGGTAGAACACGATACTGTATACTTCAATATGATGAAATTGTTAAACAAACTCGAAACAATCATAAATGAATAAACTTGTAAAATCCGTATCAAATGAAGAATTGATACCAGAGTTTTTACAAGCGCTTAATGGAATACTTAGGTTAACTGATAGAGAACTTGAATTGATGGCTACACTTATCAAAATGGATATGGAATACGTTAAGGAACCTAATACAAATAAGAATGTAGCAAACAGATATAATAGAAAATATATCATTGAGAATTTAGGTATTACTAAGGATAACCTAAGTAGATACATTAAGTCTTTCAAAGAGAAGGGTATTTTGATAGCTGGACCTGCTGAAGACGAACTTAGCGTAAATAAGGCTCTGATACCAGTTGTTATTGGAGATCGTTTGCAACTAACGATAATACTGAGAATAAAATGAAATGTTTAGATATAAAAACAGGTTCCATTCTTATCTATAAGAAATATGGTTTACTAAAATGTTGGTGGAATAAATTAATGAGAAAAGAATTACCATTTAATAAGTATACTCTTTACTTTGGAAATTCTTCTATGTTTGTAGAAACCACGAACATCAAAGTAAAAGAAAAAGATAGATATATAATTTTAGAACCTATCAAACCATATAGTAAAAAGGAAGAAAAAGCTCTTAAGTTAGAAGTAGTAGAACACGTTATGATGAACAACGACACAAAGGATGTGTTTAGTGTGATAAATATAATTAGACCTTCTACAATAGACGTAGAATCATTTACAATCGATGGTTTGCTTAAAAATAAATACTATAGAATAGTATATGATTCAAAAGGAAAAAACTTCTAATATCTATATACAATTAGCAAATAAATATAATATTCCACATCAAGTAGTAGAAGTAATTTGTAATCACCCGTTTAAATTTGCAAATAGAGTTATTTCAAATGATGAAGATACTAAAACAATAATGTTTGGGTATTTATTCAAAATCAAACCAAAAAGAAAGTATGAAAAAACCAGAGAGAATGAAAAACAAAACAACTAAAGCTTTTTTATATCAAAATCTATATCCTGTAAATCTTTATGTTACTACTCTGGATGATTGGGAAGATGCTTGTGATTTTTTTGATTTCTTTCTTACTACCAAAGAACTTAGAAATGATGAACCAGAAAGAGATCGTCCCAAACTAAGTAGTGTAATGGGAGCTACGTTCTTGGTCAGAGAGAAATATTCTAGAGCTGTTGGTATATTAATAGTACTAGATGATTTCCATTGTTCTACTTTAGCTCACGAATCAATACATTATGCAGATGCCGTATATGATTATTTATCAATGAACGCTGAAGGATACAATGAAGGAAATGAACAATATGCTTATTTAGTTACTTGGTGTGTGGAACAACTTGAAGATTTTATAGAATGCAAAAGGAAGGAAAAAAGAATGACAAGAAAGATGACAAGACAAGATGGGAATTAATGCCTCTTGATTGTCTTGAAGATATTGCCAGAGTATATACAGAAGGTGCCAAGAAGTATGGTGATAATAATTGGCAGAATCTAGAGAATGGTTATGAAAGATACAAAGGTGCATTGTTAAGACATTTATACGCTTCTACTTATGAAGAATTTGATTCAGAAACTAAAGTAAGGCATGAAGCAGCAATAGCATGGAATAGTATTGCATTATTATACTATGCAAAGCATGGAAGAAAAACTAGACAAGATACTACTGAATCAACAAGTGATACTACTGTATCTAAGACAGATACTACAGGACACGAATCGTAGTCAATTTGCAGAAGATTATGCTGCAAACTTAGCAGCTCAAATGACAGAAATAATATTAGGACACAATATAGTAAGAAAATAATATGGAATTAAAATTTAAGAAATTACAAGAAGACGCAGTATTACCTAGTTATGCTAACCCTAATGATGCTGGTTTAGATTTAACGGCAGTATCCTTTACTCAGGAATTTGATAAGAGTGGTAAGTTAGTATTAGTATATCATACAGGTTTGTCAGTAGAGATTCCTGAAGGTCATGTGGGTTTGATCTTTATGAGATCGTCTATTTCTCAGAGATCTATGTCAATGTGTAATGCAGTAGGTATTATAGATTGTGACTATAAAGGTGAGATTCTTGTTAAATTCAAGATTACTACAGATGCTCTTCCTACAATCTATCAACCAGGTGAAAAGATTGCTCAGTTAGTAGTAATGCCTTATCCGAAGATGGAGCCTGTAATTGTAGAGGAATTAGCAGGCGAAGATCGTGGTGGTGGATTTGGTTCAACTGATAATAAAGAAGAAAATGAGAATGCAGAACAGGGACGAGAAAGCGGAGCAACTGAAGGAGATAATCAATCAGTACAGTAAAAATCCAGAGTATGTTAATGCATTTTATACTAAACAAGAAGCAGTAGATGCATTGAATAGACATTATAAAAACAGATACATTAAAATAAATTTAGATTAATATGAATACGTATATTTATATAGGTGGCAGCTCATTGTTAACAATGAAGGATAACGATATTAAGAATTTTGATACTATTAGTAATCACTACTTAAATATTGATTGGGCTTGGGTAATTGAGGAAGATGGTACCTTTGTAGCTAATGAAAAAGAGTATGATGTAAAAGCTGGTGATGTAATCATGGTTCTCTATGCTGGTTATAGAGAAAAAGAAGTACCAGTTGAAGATAGAAGAAAAGTTAGAGATTTTGTTATTATGAGAAATGAAGATTTTTATAATAATTATAAATTGAATAAAGAATACAATCAAAATCGTAATATGAAGGGTTGCGATTGTTGCGAAGCTTGTGTTAAGGAAGCCTAAAAATGAATTTAGCAGATATAGTTGGTGGACAAGTAGTCATACATCCAGATATGTTGGCTATCCCACCATTCAAAAAACTTTGGGATTCATTCAAAGATAAAGATTTAGCAACGAAATATTTATGGTACATAGTACTTAAAAACAAATACGATTCTCCTTATGTAGAAACTATGGAGAGAGATCTAATAGAACCTACATTAAAGAAAGAACTATTTGGAAATGAAAACTATGAATTACCAGAAATAGTAATACAAGCAGAAGATAGTTGGAAAAGTAGAACATACTCCTTACTTGAGTATATGTTAGATGGATTACTATTAAAACTTGAAGGTGCTGCTAAATACTATCACTTATCTAAAGATGACGAAATGGATTTAGATTCTATTAAAAAGCTTACAGATGGTGCTAAGAATATGGCTGGAGTAATAGAATCAATTGTGAAACTTAAATCTCAAGTAAGAGCAGAAGAGATTAAGAATAGCAAAGTTAGAGGCGGTGGAGAAATGAACCCATTTGAATTGGTAAAAAAGAAGTTGTAGAAAATACGACACAATAAAATACATTATAAAAACCTGCCCGTTAAGGGCTTAAAGAAATTGCAATTATGGCTAAAACTAAAACTAGTAAAAAGAATACTAAACCGACAATGATTATTTTTGATTTTACTGAGGTATATAACAACATGAAAGCAGAGCAAGAAAGAGATTTGGCTGAAGCTGCTGCTTATGCTATATCACACATGGATGAAAAAACAGAAAATAATCACACTACTAAAACTAGTTTATGGCAGAAAATTAAGAACCTGTTTAAACGAAGAAAGTAATTTATGATTGATTTCACAAAGAAAATCAAAAATTCTAATAAATTCAGCAACCCGAGAGAAATCTCGGGCTTTGTTGTATAATGTAAATGATTATGTGTAAATCTGGAATACCTTTAAAAGACGTTAAAAGCAGCGAATGGAACTACTCAGGAATTTATAAAATTACTAACATTGTTAATGGAAAATGTTATATAGGGCAGTCGATAAACATAAAACAGAGACTCATAAAACACTATAACAACTTTTTAAATCATCAAGAAGCAAAAATATATAAAGCAATCAATAAATACGGGATTGATTCATTTGAAGTACAAATTGTGGTTATAATAAATACGTTTGGTAAATCGAGTAGTGAAATCAAAAATGAACTAAATGCTCAAGAATGCTTTTATATTAATTTATACGATTCGTACAAAAATGGATACAACAGTACACCTGGTGGTGATTCTGGAAGATTGGGTTTCAAACACTCTCAAGAAACGATAGAGAAATTAAAGGCATCCCATAAAAATTACATACCAAAAGCCGCAAAAGACAAAATGAGAATAGTGTATTGTTATGATTTAAAAAACAAAGTAACAATATGCGTACCAAGCATTAATTCCGCATTTTTGCGAACTGGAGCAGATTATAGGAGTATAAGTCAAATTTGTAATAATCATAATTATAGACAGGGTGGTAGAACCATTTCACGAAAACGATATTTGTTTTCATTTTCTCAAGAAGAATTAGAAGACAGAGTAAAACATTATTTCGAAAATGATAGATTTCAACAAAAAAATCAAAAATTCTAACAAATTTCGCTCTCCGGCGCTAACTTATATAGAGTCGGGGTCTTATTGTTCCTTCCCAAAAGGTACATCAGAGTATTTCAATTTTTGGGAAACAGAAATGGATAGATGCATCAATGGTTATACTGCAGATGATGGAGATTACATCACTGGGTATAACTATTTTTATTTGAACTACTGTCCAATTCAAAGAATTGTATACAAAAATAAAAAGAATAAACAAGGTCAAGAAGAGCTAATTAAAGTAAGAGAGTTAGCATTTCCTGACTTTTATGATTATGACTATTACTATTTTCAAGCTATTGAAAGCGCACAGGATCAAGGCAAACACTTATGTGTAGCAAAAGCTAGACGTAAAGGTTATTCCTATAAAGGTGGTTCTATGCTTTGTCGTAATTTCTTTTTAATACCCGGTTCTAAGTCTTATGTGTATGCCTCAAATAAACAGTATCTTACTGATGATGGTATCCTTACTAAGGCCTGGGATTACATGGACTTTATAGATGAAAACACGGCGTGGGGTAAGAAACGACAAGCTGTAAATACTAGTATGCGTCGTAGAGCTTCTATGATTGTAACTGATAATTTTGGTAATAAAATTGAAGTTGGTTATAAATCAGAGATAATAGGTGTATCATTGAAAGATAACCCAGATGCTGTACGTGGTAAAGCAGGTATGTTAATACTTTGGGAAGAGGCAGGTACTTTCCCAGAACTTAAAGCAGCATGGCAAATTGCTAGACCATCTGTAGAACAAGATGGCGTTGCTTTTGGTCTCATGATTATGTTCGGTACTGGTGGTGACGAAGGTCCTGCAGTAATGACATTACGTGAAGCATTTTATAACCCTAAATCGTACAATTGCATAGGTTTTGAAAATATATGGGATGATGGTATCCAGAGTAAGGAATGTGGATTCTTTATACCTCAACATACTAATTTGGATATACGTGATGAGACTGGTAAACGATTGTATATGGATGAGGATGGTAATACTCTTCATGACAAAGCAAGACAGTTTATTTTAAATCTACGTGAAGAAGAATTAAAAGAAGCTACTAGTTCTCAACAAATAGATAGATATGTAGCAGAACACTCTGAATCCCCAGCAGAAGCATTTACTGAATTATCTGGTAATATATTCCCAAAAAAAGAATTACAAAAACAATTAGCAAGGATAAGAACCAATACCAAGTTACAGAATCACAAACAAGTAGGTACACTTACTTTGGTTAATGGAGAGATAATTTGGAATGTACAAAAGACAGGAGATATAACCGAATTTCCATTACCAAAGAACTCTGATCCTACTGGTAAAATAGTTATATGGGAGCATCCAGTTAAAGATGCACCATTTGGTTTGTACATAGCTGGTATTGACCCATATGATCATGATCAATCAGGTACTAATTCATTAGGTTCTTGTTTTATATATAAACGTTTTCAAGATTTTGAATCATACTCAGATATCATTGTAGCAGAGTACACAGGTAGACCAAAAACTGCTGAAGAGTTTTATGAAAATGTTCGTAAGTTGCTTATTTACTATAATGCAAAAGCAATGGTAGAAAACCAAAATACTGGTTTATTTACTTACTTCAATAATAAACATTGTAGTCATTTACTTGCTGATCAACCAGACATTATTAAAGACATTGTCAATAATTCTACAGTAAATAGACGAAAAGGATGTCATATGAATAGAGAAATCAAACTTTGGGGAGAAGGTAAGATTAAAGAATGGCTAGAAGAACTTAGGGATCAAAAACAATTAGGTTTAAATACTGTATTGTCTGAACCATTCCTCGAAGAACTTATTCAATATAATGATAAAGGAAACTTTGATAGGGTTATGGCATTTATGCAGGTAATGGTCTATAGAGAGCAATTGTACAATATACAAGTAAAAAAGAAAGAGGATGTTGAAAAGAAAATGAGATTGTTTGATAAACCGTTGTTTAAAAATACAGATGATTCATTTACATTCATACCTTTAAATAATAACACAACCACATTTATGTTTACTAATTAATATGGAAAGAACAGTCAACTCATTTCCTATCCAAAGACTACCACTCAGTAAAAAAACCGAAGAATGGCGAAAAGACTGCGTGGATTATATTATTGGAATATCTGGCATAGCTTCATCTGAAAGTATACCTGATGAAGAAGAAATGCAAAGCTATTATGATTTATATAATAGCATTTATAATGAAAAAGATCTAAAGTATGTTACAAATCCTTTCAATCAGGATGATGGTTTTCCAGCAATGGCACAGGATTATAATATTATACGACCAAAAGTAGACCTATTATTGGGTGAAGAAACAAAGCGTCCATTTAACTTTAGAGTGTGTCGTACTAGTGATATTGCTAGTAGTGAAGTTCAGGATAAAGCTAAACAGATGTTATTAAATTATATGCAAGCTGCTATGCTTGCTAAATTAAGCCCAGAGGATCAAGCTAGATTTCAAGAAGGATTACAGACTGGAGAAATTCAAACACCAGAGCAAATACAGAAGTATTTAACAAAGGATTATAAAGATGCAGCAGAAACAACAGCATATCAAAGTCTATTGTTCTTACTTAAGAAAGAAAACATTTCCCATGAATTTATGAAAGGCTTTAAAGATGCACTTGTTGCAGGGCTTGAAGAGTACTATGTAGGAATTAGAAATGGTGAACCAGTTATTAAAAGAATTAATCCTAAAGATTTTAAATATCCTGCAGAAGAAGGCATTGAATTCATTCACGATGCATCTTGGTGTTGTTATAGATCATTAATGTCATGGAGTCAAATATACGATCAGTTTTATGATAAACTGGATGAAAAGCAATTGAATGAATTGTTAGAAATAGTAGATCAAAAGCCTACAGCAGGATTTGGTCCAGATAAAAGTCCAGTAGATGATTTTGTTCATTATAATTTAAAATCATACAATAAATTACCAGATCATAATCCTTATGGAGACCCAGATAATATTGTAGTTTATCATGTATGTTGGAAATCACTCAAAAAGATAGGCTTTGTTACAATAATAGATCCTGAAACAGGTATGCCAGATGAAATACAAGTAGATGAATACTATAAACCTACTGGGGAAGAAATCAATGTTGAATGGAAATGGATCATTGAAGCATGGGAAGGATATAGAGCAGGTGATGATCTTTACTTTGGTATGCAACCATTAGAGTACCAATTCCGTAGAGGAGACAATTTAAATAGTGCTAAATTACCATACACTGGTGCAGCTTATAGTAATACAAATACTAAAGCTAAATCATTAGTTGCTATCATGAAACCATTACAATACATGTATATCATACTCTGGTATCGTCTTGAAATGGCAATAGCTAGGGATAAAGGTAAGATACCTGTAATAGATGTTACCCAAATACCTAAGAGTATGGGTATAGATGTAGATAAGTGGATGCATTACTTAGGGGCACTTGGCGTAGCATTTGTCAATCCATACGAAGAAGGTTGGGACATTCCTGGTAGAGAGGGTGGTAAACCATCACCATACAATCAGTGGACTTCTATTGATGCAAGTATGTCTAATACTATTAATACGTACATTCAATTACTTGCAAAGATTGAAGAAATGGTATCTGAATTGTCCGGAGTAACAAAACAAAGGCAAGGTTCTATTTCTAGTAATGAGTTAGTGGGTAATGTAGAAAGATCTGTAGTTCAATCTGCTCATATCACTGAACCGTGGTTTTGGTTGCATAATCAGGTTAAGACACATGTGTTGTCTATGCTATTAGACAGTGCTAAGTTTGCATGGAAGGATGATAAAAAGTATTTAAATTATATATTTGATGAGGGTACTAGAACATTCTTGCAAATGGATGACAATTGGTCATATGAAGACTTTGATATTTTTGTAACTGACAGTACAAAAGAAAGTCAAGCCATTGAACAACTTAAGAGTCTTGTACAGCCGGCTATGCAAAATGGTGCATCATTGTTAGATGCTGCTGAAATATTTACTAGTGACAATTTAAGTGTAATCAAATCTAAATTACAAGATATAGAAAACAATAGATTGGAACAGCAGCAAGCAATGCAAGAGCAAGAAAATCAACAACAGCAGCAGCTTATTGAAATGCAAAATCAAGTTAAGGAAGAAGAGCTGATGCTTAAAGAAGCTGAACTTGATCTTAATAAATATAAAATTGATCAAGATAATGCTACTAAGATTACTGTGGCTCAGTTGAATGCTTATAGAGGATCTGAGAATATGGATCAAGATATGAATGGTATACCAGATGTAATTGAGATTGGTAATCAAGAAATAGCTAGACAAAAAGCTGTATCTGATGCTATGAGCAAACAAATGGATTTAGCAAACAAAGCCAGAGCTGAAGAAAATAAGAAAGAACTTGAAAAGCGTAAAATTGCTGCACAAGAAAAAGCTGACAAATTAAAGGCCACCATCGAGAAAGAGAAAATAGCTCTTGAGAATAGAAAATTACAAGAAGCTAAAAGATTGCAGAAGATGAAAGATGATGCAGCTTATAAGAGAGAACAATTAAAAGCAAAGACTGCTTTAAAAAATAAAGTAGTTGGTGAATCTAAATCTAAAAAATAGGAGGACTAATTATGGCATGTAAAGGAGGCTCTAAAAAGGGCGGAAAAGGTAAACCAGGTAAGACAGGTAAGTAAATATTACTAGTATGAAATGGAAAGATTTATCTCTTAAAGAGAGAAAACAAATATACGATAGTGTCAGGGTGAATAACCCTGATGCTACGTATCTTGATATCAAGCAACAATTTGATTCCATTCCTGCGTATGAAGATGGTAAGGGTAAAACTATAAACAAAGCAGATTTACCACCAGAATATAGAACCGGTACTCCTGAATACTTTGAAAGACAAAGGAAAATATCAGGTGCAGTTAATACAGTTCAACCAGAAGCCTATATTACTCCAGCTGGATACATTAAAGATGCAGTTAATTTTATTGAAGATTTAGGTAAGGGAGATTATGCTGGAGCTGCTATTGATGCTGCATTAAATCTAATACCTTGGGGAGTTGGAAAAGGCATTAAAAAACTAAAATCCAAAGTAGGAAGAATTATTGAGGGTACTGAAGTTGATGGGGTTAGTGTTCACAGTTTTGCTCCTACTCAAACTAAAAAGAAAACTAAAAAGAAAACGGAAGAAGATTATGATTCTGAATTTTCTGAAGTATTAAGAAAGGATAGAAATTCTAAGAAGTACCAACAAGAAATTTCTAGGACAATAGAACAAGCAATTTTTCCAGATGAAAGAACTCGTGAATTAGTAGAAAATGTAGACAAAACATATGGAACTAACTACAAACGAGCTTATTCTAATATTGCATATAAAGACATGACTAAAAGAGGTAGTTATGTCAAATGGGGTAATACGGACAAAGACGGTTATGGGCAAATAAATATAAAAAATATTAAAGATAACGTATTACCTACAGATATAAATGATTATAATATAGTATTAGATAATAATATTTATATGCCTGGAACTGCTAATCATGAGTTAGGACATGTGGCAGATGGTTTAGCAGGATCTAGAAAGATTCAGGATTTTGATAGTGGTAAAGAATATATTACAAACACTTATCTAAATTATTTAGCAAATTCTAACAATACATATAGTTCTGCGGAGTTAAGAAAAATGGGATTATTTGATGCTGCTGGAAGTAGATCATACTTATTAAATCCTACAGAAGCTAAAAGTCATATGTTAACTCTAAAGAGATCATTAAAAGATTCTGGTAAAATTACAAACTGGAGTACTCCTGTAGACGAAAATATGATTTTGGAATATATGAGAAATCCGACATCAAATAAAATGGTTAAGAATCAATATGATTTGTATAGAAATAAAAACGAGTATATTGATAGATTGAACAAACTAATTCCTATGGAAATTTTAATGCCATTAGGTGGTGCTGGATTTGTAGGTCATGAACTAAATAAAGAATAATCAATATGGAAAATTTATACCCAGTATACCCAATTCCTTCTTATAAAGACGGAGGTATACACATCAAGAAAAAGAATCGTGGGAAGTTTAACGCACTTAAGAAAAGAACAGGTAAAAGTACAGAAGAGTTAACGCATAGTAAAAACCCATTGACTAGAAAACGTGCAATATTTGCTCAAAATGCTGCTAAGTGGAATCATAAAGGAAGAAAGAAAAAATAACAATTACAATCTAATTATAATTAATTATGGAAAACAATAGTAACGATACACTATTTGGATTTACAGCTATAACTGATATATTCACTGAACAAGTTGGTAACACCATCTCTCAAAACGATGATATTGATGATGAAGAATTAGAGAGACTAAAACAAGAGTCTGCTAAAGCTAGACCTGCTACTCCTGGATCTAAAAATAAAAAGACAGAAGAAATAGAAGAGGAAGAAGAGGAAGAGGAAACTGAAGACATCGAAGAGGAAGAAGTAGAAGAGTCTAAAAAATCTAAAAAAGCTTCTAAGAAAAAGGATAAAGAAGAGATTGAAGAGGAGGAGACTGAAGAAGAGATTGAAGAAGAATCTGAAGAAGATGAGGTTGAATCTAAACAAGTATCTGCTTTATTTGATGCAATCGCTGAAGAATTGGAATGGGACTTTGATGAAGAAGACGAAGAAGAAAAACCAAAGACTGTAGAAGAATTGGTTAAGTATTTTAAAGAAGTAATTGAAGAACAATCTACTCCAGAATATGCAAGTGAAGATGTTGCAAAATTAGATGAATTTGTTCGTAATGGTGGTAAACTAGAAGACTATTTCTCTATTACTCCGGACATCGATATTGATAATGTTGATATTGAAAATGAGAATGAACAAAAGACAGTACTAAGAGAATTACTGGCTAGAAAGGGTTACAGTGATAAACAAATTGCTAAGAAAATCGAAAGATTTGAAGATGCCGGAGTATTAGAAGATGAGGCTAGAGATGCTGTTGAGGAACTCCAGGAGATTGTTGCGAAAGAGAAAGAAGAGCTATTAGAGCAACAAAGAATCAAAAAGGAGGAAATGGTACAGCGCCAACAAAAGTTTTTTGATGACGTTGTCGGTGAAATAAAGTCCTTGGACAGTATACGTGGTATTAAGATACCAGCTAAGGACAAGAAAGAATTATTGGTTTATATATTTAAAGCCGACGCTAGTGGAAAGACCCAGTACCAAAAAGACTATTCCAAGAGCGTAAAGAATTTAATAGAGTCAGCTTATTTTACAATGCGAGGTGACACTTTGTTAGATGCTGCCAAAAAACAGGGTACTAGCTCTGCTATTAAAAATCTGAAAAATAGTCTCAGATCAACAGGCGTTAGTAAAGGTACTAAGAGAATTAATACAAGTTCATCTAACTCTATTTTTAGTCGTGCAGTACAACTACTTTAATTAAAAATAAATTACTAACATTTATATGGATAACGGAATTTTAAATAATTTACAGATCGGTAGAGGTAAATGGTTCTCAGATCTTGTTGATGAGAATATGATTTCAAATGCAATGCTTACTAGACCGTATGAAGTAACTCGTGTTATTTCTTATGTATTCGGTTCTAAAGATGATGGTTATAGCACTTCTTTGGATGCAATTACTGGTGGTCTTGGTAATGTAATGACAATTGACCAAAGAGACTACGAATGGTCTGTAATGATCGATAGCGATAGAGCTGTGACAATTCGCTCTGCAAAATGGCAGGGAACAGAAATCACTGCTGTAAATGCTGACACAGTTATGGCAGGTTTGGGTAACACACCCATCATGTTGTGGTTAGAGGACAAATGGTTTGGTCCTGGTGCAATTTTGGAATTTGATAATAGAGAGTATCAAGTACGTGTTTCTGGTGCTCCTTATCAAGATGGTAATGAATGGGTTTATACTTGTTTCATTGCGGATGGTCAATCTAACTCTTATATTCCTGGTGAATATTTGTTAGCTGGTCGTCAAGTATCTCGTTTAGCTTCTGCTTACGAAGAGTACAGTGAAGAGGGTGATATCCTGAATTATAATACTCATTTCAAGATGAGAAACTTCTTGTTTACGACTCGCTTGGATTATGATATTACAGGTACAGCTTATTCTACAGTACTTTGGATTGCTTTGAAAGATCCTAAAACTGGTAAGACTTCTTATTTGTGGTCTGATTATCAGGAATGGAAGGCAATGCGTGAGTGGTCTAAGAGATGTGAGAGAATGATGGTTTACTCTAAGTCTAATGTAAACAAAGATGGTTCTACTTCATTGTTAGGCACAAATGGTCGTCCGGTTTACATTCCTGCAGGTCTGTTGCAACAGATTGCTCCGTCTAACAGACGTTACTACACTGAGTTAACTCCGGAATTGTTGGAAGACTTCTTGTTTGATTTGTCTTACAATATCTTAGGTACTAACGAACGTAAGTTTGTTGCTTTGACTGGTGAAATGGGTATGAGAGAATTTGACCGTGTATTGAAACAAAAAGCAGCTACAATGAACTTAATTGATACGAAGTTTATCAGTGGTTCTGGTCAGGCTTTAGTTTTGGGTGGTCAGTTTGTAACATACAAGATGATGAATGGCATTGAGTTGACATTGAAACATTTCCCGTTGTATGATGATACTACTTATAATCGTTTGTTACACCCGGTATCTGGTAAACCGCTGGAATCTTATAGAATGACGTTCTTGGATCTTGGTAGACGTGATGGTCAAGCTAACATCGTTAAGGTTGTTCGTAAGGATCGTGAGATGGTTATCTGGAATACTTCAGGTTCTGTAGCTCCGGGAACTGGTTACTCTAAGAACAAGTCCACAGTAAGATCTAATGCAAAGGACGGTTACTCTGTTCACTTCTTAGGTGAGATGGGTATTATGTTGAGAGATCCTCGTGCTTGTGGTGAGCTTATTATGGAAATTGAAGATTAATAAAATAGGGGTGATTAAGTTCACCCCTTTTATTTAAAACTTATAAATTATGGATGTAATATTGAAATTCGCCCGTACAAATCCATGGGCTGGAATCGCTAAGTATAAGAATTGTAAAGATTATATCAGTACTTACTGGACAAGATCCGGTAATAGATATACCGGTTTAACTCCAGAAGATGCTAGACGTTTGGAGAAAGAAATGGGATATGAAGAAGGCCACTTATCTCCACAAAGCGGGTTCTGGAAAACATATGCAATTGGTTTAGGTGCAAGAGATAAAGTTTTACACCTTGACAGACCTGAAGATGAACTTGCATATTTATTTTTAAAAGGACACAAAAGAGTAGCGAATGGAATCAATAATCTTAAGCCTACTCATGATTATGTTCTTGTAAATAAAGAAATTGAAGCTGAAGAAGCTAACAAAAGAAATAAAGCTAAACGTGAGGCATTCTCTGAATTTAATAAGATGTCAATTGAGGAAATGCGCAAATGTTTACGCTTATATGGTCACAAGACTGATAATATCAGTAATGAGCTAGTTGAAAGTAGTTTATTTGATCTCATTGAAAACAATCCTGATAAGTTCTTCTTGATTTGGGTAAACAACAAAGTAAGAGATACTCAATACATTATTGAAGCAGCTATTTCAAAGAATGTAATTCGTAAATCTAAAAATATCTATTACTATGGTACTGATATCATTGGTAGAAGTTTAGAAGATACGATTGCTTCATTGAATGATAAAAAGAATCAGGATATCAAAATGACTATACTTCAAGAAATTGAATCTAAGTAAAAGTAAACATGACAGTATTAGAAGCACATATAGCATTTAAGATTGAAGCAGATAAAAATGCCGTTAATATTGGTATATCTGGTTGTCCATCTTTCTTACCTGAGGAAATTGATTATTGGTTATACACAGCATATCTAAGTAAGATAGCTACTAAAGCTACCGGTAATAATACTCTTAGAACACCATTTGAAGGTAATGTAAAAAGAGTAGCAGACTTAGAAGGTTTAGTAAAAACTGATAAAGGATTGTCTTTACTAAGTGAACCTATAAGTAATAGGCTCACTATGAATAATTTCAAATCTAGTATTACTTATGGTGATGATACTCAAGATAAGCGTATGTACTTCTTAGAAGGAATTTTACATTTTGGTAGTAATAAAATAGCTACAGTAAAACTTATTAGTCACGAACAAGCTACTAGATTCTTAGAAACTTATAATAATAAACCTTGGATTGAAGAACCTGTAGCAATACTGGAAGATAATAAGTTAATAGTATTTATAGATAGGGATCTTATGGTAGGTCCCTATACTATAGATATTACTTATCTAGCATACCCAAGAAAGATTAATAATCAAGATATTACGTCTACTCTAGATGAAATTCCAGAGTATATGCAATATGAAGTAGTTAAACTAGCTGCTGACATGGCAATTGAGAATATTGAATCTCCAAGAACTCAAACACATCCACAGTACGTAGCACAATTATCAGAGTAATATGAGTAGTAAGGAAATGCAAATGGAATTCGAAAGACGAATTCAACTTATTAGCCCAGATCTTATTATAGATGAGAAACCTAACTCTGATCTTATATTTTCAATACTAAATGAAGCTCAAGATAGGTATGTAATGATGAACTATGTTGGTGACGACCAAATGGAAACTGAAACCAATATACATACTAGAAATACAGATTCTATTAAGAGTTTATTAGTAGAAAAAGAGTTAACCGCAACAGGTACTACTCTTAATGGTTTCACAAGATACAGATTACCATATGTACCTACTGAAGAATATTTCTTATATGTACATTCTTTTAGTAAAGTAAAAGGTACATATAAACAATACAAAGATTTTGTTAGAGTAGATAATCAATTAGTTAAGTATAGGGATCTTGGTAAGTTTATTAAAACTGCATACAATACACCTATCATTAGGCAACCTGCTGTTGCATTAGTATCAGATCCTACTACTAAATATAACTATATAGAAGTAGCAGTAGATGCATATACTACATTAGGTAATGTTACATTAACTTACTATAGAAAACCATTAAGATTCAATACTACTGATGGAGCTAGTAAATGTGAACTACCAGAATCAATTCATAGTGAAATTGTAGATTTAGCAGTTAACATGTTTATTACTGAAGGTAAATATAGATTACAAGTAAAACAACCAAATGATCAACAATAATGAAGTATATTGAATTACAAACAGCATTTGAATTAGAAATAGATCAATTAGATGACAATCTAACAAAACCTACTACTTCAGATATTGAGTATTGGTTAATGGCTGGGTTAGATAAATTTATTAAAACTAGATACTCCGGTATCAATTTTAAGCAAACTGGATTCGAACAAGATCAAAAAAGAATTGATGATCTTCGTACATTAGTTACTAGAAAATCTTATCAATTTAATACATATCCAGAAGAGTATACAGTTACTCTGCCGGATGATTATATGTTTACTGTAGGAGAAACAGCTGTAATATTTAGTTATGATCATTGCTGGCCTGTGGGTCCAAGTGGTCAACCAAGAACTAAAAATGTAGATGTGTTAGAAGCTACAGTAGAAAATATTGACAGACAAAGACAAAATACTTTGTCAGAATACAGATTACATGGTAGATCAGCTAGACCATTAAGATTGTATGAAGGTAATGCTATTCATTTATATACAGATGGCAATTACAATTTAAGAAATTATATTCTCACTTACTTGAGAACTCCTAAAAGGATTAGTCTTACTGATGCTCCATTTGATGAGTATACAGATATGCCAGCTGCAACTCATAATGAGATAGTTAAGTTAGCGGTAGAGTTGTATTTGGAAAATAAGGCTAATCCAAGATATCAATCGTATATGAACGAAGTTAGTACAATGGAATGATTATACGAAATAGTTTAGTTTGACGAGGAAAGGCTGAAATAAGCTGAGTAGAAAAACTAATAAAATGTTAAGCTAGACGTCTAATTAAAGTTTAACAAAAATAAAAATAAAAATTATGCTTAATCATGTGAATACGGTACTTATTGGTACTGATGCACCTGCATCTTATACGACAGTAGATGCATTGACAGAAGGTCAGATTGCATTATTTGATCAAAATAGAGCAATTGTAAAAGATGCAAATGGAGCAAAAGCTGCTAGTTCATTATACATCGGTGTTTGCGAAGGTAAAGAAGATGTTTATAATGTAAAAGGTGAAAAGTCTACAAAATCAATTATTCGTTTTTCAATGCCGATCATGAAGGGTTCTAAACCCAACATGGTATTTAGTAAATATGTAGCTGCAGCTGAGGACAAAATTGTAATTACTGCTACTGATGTTGCTCCAGAAGTTGGACATCGTTATGTATTACGTTTAGTATACACTGACATTTATGAAGCACCAGGACAATTTACTCATACTTATGAAGTTATTGCAAAGAGTACAAGTGCAACTGATTTGATTACAGCTTTTAAAAACAAGATCAACAAACACAAAGAAGCTAGAGTAGTAGCAACTAGTTCAGCTGCTATACTTACTTTGAATGCAAAAGAAATGCCGTATAATGAAGGTATTATGTTGGATTCAAATTATTCCCAAGTTTCTGTAGAAGCATTTATGTGGAAAACTATTCCTTCTGGGTTGTTGAGTAATGTAATGTATCCTATTGCTAATTTAACGATTGCTAAGACTCAAGGTACTCCTGGTAAAGGTAATCCGAAGATTGTTCGTGATCGTGAAAACGCAGCTCTTGGTTATAGAGGTATTACTCATCGTGCAAACGGTATCTATCCGTACATTGCTCCTGAATTGAAAGCTGATTTAAGTGCTACTTACGATACATTGTCTATCGAATGGGATAACAAATATCTTAGTGATGATAATCAATACATCAAAACAACTCCATTAGCTTGTGAATTGTATGTAAATGCTGGTGAACTTGAAGACTCTGCATTTATGACAGCTTTAAAAGCTTTTGTAGAAGTTGCTTAATCAAAAAATATAATTCAAACCAAAAAGGGGATTGGGAGTAATATCCCTTTCCCCTTTTATTTTATATACGATTGATATGGAAATGAATGAATCATTGTATTATGCAGAAATAAAACTGCTAACTACGTATTGCCACAACTGCCTAGATAACAAAATGAAGGATAAAATAATGATGTTTCTGTTTAAGAAAACACTTTATGATAATGCTACTACTTTGAATCTTGCAGATGATGCAGAACAGTATTATAATGAAATGCTGAATTTACTTGATATGAGAACGTGTAATTGTACTATTGATGACTGTAAAAATTGTAAAGATGGATATTGCGAATTATGTAAATAAAGTTGGTAAATTGGTTAATCAGTCTACAAAGTACAATGCAAAATTGGATAGAGTTTCGATTACAAATCTAGTACTATTGTTGCATTTAGATAAATTAGCTAAATGGGCAGCTAATAATTTAAATGACGAAGAGTTTCCTATTACTCAGGACGACGTAGATAAAATTATAGGGTATCTTCATTGCTTAAAAAAACAAATGAATTTCTATCCAGAAAAAGATATTGATTCTGATTGTATATTAACTGAAGTAAAGGAACATATAATCCAAGAGTAATATGAATAAAAAGATATCACAATTTGAACTAACAACTAAACTGCAAGAGCAAGATCTCATTACCCTTGTACAAGATGGTAGTAATAAAAATATTACTAGTGGAAGTTTTACTACATCACTATCAGGTACATTTGCTACTAATGAGAGAGTAGATGCTGTAGAAGAAGATGTTGAGATACTAGATACTAAAGTAAATGATAATTATAAAGATCTTAGTAATAAGATAGTAGAAGGAGATACTAGTGTAACTACTAATCTTAATAGTGCTATTACTAGTTACTATGATGTATTGAATAATAAGATCATTACTTTAGATACTAAGCATGATACTGACATGTCAGGTATGAGTGGTACTATGCAAGAGTGGATAGATGATATTGACAATAGATCTACATTACAACAATTACAAGATACTCTTAATAGACTTACTGTAGCTGAGAATACTATCACTGCTTTAGCAGAAGTAATTGCAAATGGTAGTGGTAGTGGTGGAAATGTGCCAGGTTATCATACGCAACCTTCTAGTACTATTACTTCTTTACAAGGATATTATAAAGGTATAAGTGCTGATCCTTTAGTGAGTACTGACACATTAAATCAAGCTTTATCCAAACTTGAAAATCAGGTAGAAGCTGTAGCAGATGGATCTGGATCTTTACCTGTAATTAAAATGGGAGAGAGTACTACTCCTACTGACAACTACATTTATACTGCTGGAAAGGTAAGACAAGATTACGTATTTAAAAGCGGAGATACTGTACCTGGAAGAATAGTATATACTACAGGAATACAAGGAGGGCAGACATTCCGTTCTGGTTGGGATGGTGTGGGAGCTAGTTTATACCCGACAAATTCTAAATGGAATCTAGAATTGGATAACCTTTTTGTTAGAGGTAATATGACAGTTAATGAATTAACTGTAAATGAAATAAAAGCAGTAGGTGGAGATATTTTGGTTACTTTAGGTGATATGAAATGTATCAAAGTAGAGGAAAAAGCCAATGGATATAAATGCTATTTTGATACAGAAGATGGTACCAAGTATAATCAATTTATTGTAAACGACCAAGCAATATGTCAAAAATTTGATGGGCACAATGTAAAAAGATATTGGAGAGCTGTAACCGAAGTAGGAAGTGACTACATATTGTTATCTAAAGATATATGTGAACCTGGTAGTAGTACACCATCTGCAGATGATGAAATATTATTATTAGGTCATAGAGTAGAAGGAGATGCTGAATATGATAAACAAATGGAAGATAGACGTAATGCTATTTTTATTTCAGCCAAAGGAGAAAATGCTCCAAGAATTGCCTTTTACTCAGGAATTAATGATTTTACTTTGGAAGGCAAAGATAAAACAGTAATTGGAAAAGATAGTAAATTTGTTGGTACAATCACAGTAGTATCTAAAGATGGAACTGAAACTGGTATCCCTATTTATAGAGGTACGTGGTCAGTAGATAAACAATATTATTATTATGACTGTGTAACATATAACGGTAGTACTTGGATAGCCACTCAGGATAATATTGGCAAAGAACCGAAAGAAGGAAGCCCTTACTGGACAATTTATATTGCAAAAGGAGAAAATGGGCAAGCTGGTGATGATGTTGCAAAATGGGTAGAAATTGTTGGAAATAGAATGTTTCTATATGATTCCCCAGATTTTTCTGGTACTCCTACCCCAAATAATTTAGGATTAAATGCAAATGTATATGGAATTGTGCAACCATCATATCAGTGGACAAATGTAACGAATAATAGTGAAATTGTTGGCTATGGTAATTCTTTAATAGTTACACCAGAAATGGTAGCTGACAGAACTGCAATTTTTAGATGTACAGTGACCGATAGTGATACTCAAGCGACATATTATGACGAAACACAGGTGGTTAAATTAGCAAATGGTGCTGAAGGTCTGGATGCATATTATATAGATTTAACAAATTATTCTGCATCCGTCCCATTTGATAGTTCTGGTACTATACTAATAGACCCATCTACAATATATACTGATGTATTTGCATATCATGGAATTACTCAGATACCAATTATTTCTATGACTGCCAAGTTTACTGAGGGTTCTGGTACATGTGAAGTTAAAGATAATAGAGTATCTTTGAAAACATTAACTTCTACTAGTGCAAGAATAACTCTTACAATTGAAGTAGACGAAGGTGTAACAGTAACTAAAGATTGGTATATTAACCAAAGTAAGAACGGACTGGATGGGTTTAATGGAGAAGATGCTGTTAGAACATATTTAACAGGAGAACAATTTTTTCATTATGCAGAATATGCAAAAATACCAACACCACAATCAATAACATTAAAAATGGATACTACATTAATGGATGTAGCTTCATATAAATGGTATTGGAAAGTATCTGGTACTTCTGAATGGACTCTATTAGAAGGAGAAACAAAATCTGAATTAGTTGTAGTCTATAATGGAATCTATTTTCAAACTGGTGAAGATGAGATTACGTTTAGATGTGTTGTAACTAGTGTCAGTGGAATGTCCTTTGAAGATATAATTACAATAAATAATGTTCGAGATGGAGAAAGTGCGTACAGAGGAGCGTTAGACAATGAAAGTATGACTGTTCCTGCAAACTACGAAGGTGTTGTTAGCGATTGGTCTCAAGCTACTACTTATGCTAATTTAAGAAGGGGTGGTACAAAATTTGCTAATACTGAATATACTTTAACTTCTTCTCAACTAAGTGGGGTAGGTACATTAAGTATAAATCAGGAAAAGAAACAAATTACTGTTAATAGCTCCAGTATTCCAGAGAATTATATTACTGTACAATGGCAAATAAATTTTGTGTACGAAGAACAAGTTGTAGATACAGTGGTATTATCTTTAGTAAAAAATGTTACAGGTAAAAATGGAGATATCGGTAATTCTTCTATACAAATATATTGTAATACCAATAGTACTCCAACACGTCCTACTTTTACAGAAATGATTTCTTCCAGTGGTGGTACATCTGGATCTTTTGCTTGGTTTCCAGATCCTACTAATAGTACTACTACTCTTACTTGGACAAGTACAGGTTATCTTAATCCAAATACAAATAAGATAGATTTATTACCTGATAAATCAGGGTATAGATGGACACAACCTGTAATTTTTTCTCCATTAAATGGAAAGAATGGTTCAAACGGTATAGGTATAAGCAGTGTTACTATGCAATATTACAAATCTACTTCACCAACAGCATTGTCAGGTGGAAGTTGGAGTTCAACTGCACCAAAAGCAGAGAATGGATATTGGATATGGACTAGATTGTATATAGTGTTTGATGATGAAAGCTATTCATATACAAATGCAGTCTGTACTACAGGTGCAACCGGAAGTACTGGAGATTATGGTCCTGGTTTAAGTTATCGTGGTGAATACTCTTCTTCTACTAGTTATTCTTGGACAACAAACTCTCAAGGAAATGTGAGAGATATAGTAAAATACAGTGATTCATTTTATGCAGTAAACAGATCTAAAAAAGGTGCTGGTACGTTTAGTGGAAAAACTCCAAGTTCAAATGCAGGTACAGATGGTGGTGATTACTACTGGGTTAAATTTAATTCTTTTGATAATGTAGCTACAGATCTATTATTTGCAGATAAAGCAACCATTGCTGGATGGGATTTTTATAACACTAATATTCAATCTCAATCTGGTACAATGCGATTGGATGGTAGAACAACTGCTGCAGTTACAAGTAAGATTCATTTGGCAATAGGATCTAATGCGGCATCTGCACCTGGATCTGCACCGTTTAGAGTAAATACTGATGGTGAGTGTTACACATCAAAATTAAATGCTGTAGGAGGTACTATAGGAGGGTTTACAATCGAAAGCTCACAAATGGTTGGAACTAATACTGATAGTTATGGAAATAAATTTCTATTGTCCCCCAGTATTATAAAATATGGTTCACCAGCAAAAAAATCTACTTATGTTGCATTTGGACCTACTTCTGTTTCAGCTTCTACAGGAATAGTTTGCCCTGCATATATTTTAAATACAATAAATGATAGAGGATACAGTGGTAATGGTTCTGCTATGATTATACAAGTAGGTTCTTCAGCATATAGAAGTGCTCCACAAAGATGGATAGACTGTAATCATTATAGAACAAATTCTCAAGATTATGGTTGGGGTTCTGGATTTTTTGTAGAAAGTAGGTATCTAGGAGATTCAGATAATATGGAAAGAACCATACTAAACATAGGATCTATTCCGACATTTCAAGCACTTGTGAATGCTGGTTTAGTTACATCCGCAACCGGTTCATATGAAATGCGAGTAACTACCAATGGATATGTATATGTTCAATAAAACACCAATACAAAATATAATATGAAACTAAATTTAAAAGAACGGGGCATCATCATTTATACATTACTTTGGAAATATGATTCTTTTAAAAATTTACAATTGAAAGAATCAATAGAAAGTAAAATTAAATTTTCTACAGAAGAAGAAAACAATATAAGGCAATATGACGATGGAACTGGAGCAACAATAACAGAATTTAATTCAAATCTTGATTTAGAAACAGAAACAGAATATCCTCTGACAGAAGAGGAAATAATTTATTTAGCTGGAAAAATAATGTTTATAAATCAAAATAACAGATTGGATGCCAATGGTATGAGTTTGTATACAAAAATTGAAAACGTCTACGCACAAATTTTAGCTGAGCAAGATTGTGTAAGAATAGGACCTTGGGAATATTTACCAAGAGAACAATATGAAAAAACACATAATATAGACAACAATGGTTAAGAATAATGTATATTATGAGTGGTTTGCAAGTATAACCGTACCCAATCCAGATCAGGTTGGGTACTGGGTTGACTTGGGAGCAGATTCAAAAGGTAGAATAATTAAAGTTTACAATCGTGATATAGAAAAATGGATTGTACTCTTTGATGTAAGTAAAGATGACTATGTACCACCATTCATTGGTTCTAATGGTAACTGGTGGGTAGACAATAGAGATACTGGAGTAAAAGCTACTGCAGAGACTCCATATATAGGTGATAATGATCATTGGTTTACTTATGATCCTATCAACAAAGTATATGTAGATACAGGTATAGAAGCTCGTGGTCTTAGTGCTTATGATATTGCAGTTAAATTAGGTTTCGAAGGTAGTGAACAAGATTGGATTGATAGTTTAAGCAAAGCATCTGAAGATGCAGCTATTGCTGCACTAGATGCAGCTAACAAAGCAAATGAAGCTGCAGATAAAGCCAATCAAGCTGTAGAAGAAATTGAAGGTATAGTTGACGATGCTATAGCTGCTACTGATAAAGCTGAAGAGATTGCTAGTAATCCACCAAAGATTGTAGATAATGATTGGTGGATCTATAACTACGACACTAAACAATATGTTAATACTGGTATATCTGCTATTGGTGATGCTTTCACTTACAAGAAGGAATATCCTTCAATAGAAGCAATGGAAGCTGACTGGGGTACTGCTGATGTAAAGTTAGGTGAATATGTAATTATTAATGCTAATGATGTAGAAGATCCTGATGATGCTAAAGTTTACTTAAAGACTCAGAATGGTTGGAAGTTTATTGTTGACTTATCTGGTATGCAAGGTATTCAAGGTTGGTCAGCATATGAAGTTGCAGTACAACATGGTTTTGTAGGTACTGAAGCAGAGTGGGTTCAATCATTAAAACAACCTGCATTAGATGCAGCAGCAGAAGCCTTAGATGCTAAAGCTCAAGTAGAAGCTACTGAACAAGCTGTTAAGGAAGCAGAAGCATTACGTGTTACTGCAGAACAAGGTAGAGTTAATGCTGAAAATACCAGAGTAAGCAATGAAAATACACGCATCTCCAATGAAGATAGTAGGAAAGCAGAAGAGACTAAAAGAGTAACTGCTGAGAATGCTCGTATTGCAGCAGAGACCTCTAGAAAAGAAGCAGAGTCTAGTAGGGTTAATGCAGAATCAGATCGTGTAACAGCTGAAGGTGCAAGAGCAGCAGCAGAGCAATTAAGAGCAAATTCTGAAAGTGAACGTAACACTAAAGAAAAAGAACGTATAGCTAATGAAGCAATTAGAGTTGCATCTGAAAGTGAAAGAGTAACTGCTGAAACTTCTAGAAAGGAGGAAGAAACTAAGCGTGTAGAAGCAGAAACAGCTCGTGATACAGCAGAACAGGAAAGGATATCAAATGAAGCCACTAGACAGGCAAATGAGGCTGTTAGAGAGACTCAAGAGGCTGCAAGGGAAAAGAATACAGCTGACGCTATAACTGCCGTAAATGAGGCTAAAACAGCTGCACAACAGGCTACTACAAATGCTACTACTGCTGCTAACAATGCTAATACTCAAGCAGCAAGAGCCAAAGAATATGCAGACAATCCACCCAAAGTAGGAGAAGATGGTTATTGGTATCTTTGGGATGAAGTCAATGATGTATATGTAAATACAGGTTGGCCATCTTCAGGTATCCTCTTGAAAGGTAGACTTAACAGTCCAGATGAGTTAGGTAATATAGTAGATCCTCAGCTCAGTGATTCTTATATTGTTGGTACAGACTTATACTTTTGGAATGGTATAGAATGGGTCAATATGGGTAGATTCCAAGGACCTCAAGGAGAACCCGGTAAAGATGCTGAACTTAGTAAAGCAGCTATTGAAGCTGTATTAGTAGGTGAAGTAACTACTCATACTCATGATACTAGGTACTATACTAAGGATCAAACTGATGCTAGCATAAAGGTAGTAGCAGATGATCTTGCTAACAACTACTATAATAAATCCCAAGTAGATAGTAAATTTACTTCTGTGTATATCTTTAAGGGATCTGTAGATAGTGTAGAAGATTTACCTACTGAAGGTAATGTGATTGGTGATGTATGGAATGTTCGTAAGAACGATACTAACTACGCATGGACAAGTGAAGGTTGGGATGCATTAGGAGGTACTGCTGAATTAGCATCATTGACAGCTAATGGTTTGATGTCCAAGGAAGACTTTGCAAAGTTACAAGGTATTGAAGCAGGTGCACAAGTTAATAAGATTGAGACTATTACTAAAAGAGTAGAACTCAATGTTGTTAATAAGAATGTAACTATTCCAGAGGATGTTGCAATTGGTCCAAATGAACCTACTAATGATGAAATAATCTGGATGGATACTGATGAGGATTATGACTTTACATTTGATGGTTATAGTAAAGTAGATGCTGATGCAAGATTTGTTCATCAAGTACAAGGTAAAGATTTATCTACTAATGACTATAGTAATGCTGATAAAAATAAAGTAGATAATCTTAATAGTTATGTAACTAGTGGTAGCTTCACACAAGATGCAAACAATGCTGCTATTACATTGAATATTAAAGATCCTGTTACAGATAGCAATTCCAATCAAGTACTTACTATTAACAAAGCTACCGGTACTACTGCAGGTGTAATGTCTGCTGCTGATAAGACTAAGCTTGATGGGTTGAGTAATTACGATGATTCTACAATTACTCAGGACATTACCAACATAAAAGCAAACAAACTTGAGACAATTGAAGTAACCGGTACAGGTAATGTAATTACTACAGTTACTAAGAATGGTACAAAAATAGCTTTTGCTAAAGGTATCACAGCAATGACACAAGATACTAGTGATGCTAGATATGTGAAAAAGACTGGTGATACTATGAGTGGCAGATTAAACATAAAAACGCCAGCAAGTACAGGCTTTACTTTACGTTTAGCTAAAGAAACTAGTGATACTCCAGAAAATGATGAAATATTTGTTCGTATGGATATTGATGATAACAATAAAGGTTCATTTGGTTATCACAATACTCACGGTACAAGTATGTATAATTATGGATCCTCTAGTAGATTTCACATTGCAAATGATGGAGAATTAAAATACTTAACAAATGGTGTAGACGGAAAAGTATGGCATGCTGGTAATGATGGTTCAGGTAGTGGTTTGGATGCTGATTTGTTAGATGGATACCATGCTGGATATAAAAATGGTGATCTTGCATTATATATTAATCTTCCAAAAATAACTGATTTAATAAGTCAGGGTTTATTAAGATCAGATTATGAGACAGTTGGCTATCCGACAGAGGATTTTTTGATTGCATTATGTAAATGGGCAATAAACAATTATACTGGTGAAACTTCCCATGTATTGCTACAAGGAGAAATTACTCCTGCTGTCTCGGGGTGGTGTGTTTTGGGTCTTTATGCTAATGATGGAAAAGATAACACAACAGGATTACCAAAATATTGTTCAGGTCAAGTAAATTTAATTAATAAAAGTTCCATATTATTTGGTTCTTATAATGGAACCTGGTATTATAAAACATTAGTAGATACTTCTAATCTAGAAGATACTCTAGCATATTGGTATGAAAACAATGAAAACGCTTCATCTACAACGTGTTTGACAGGTGGTAATAGAAATGTAATTGAATCACTAAGAAGTAAGTTTAAGAGATGTATTGCTAAACCATATGGAGATGATGCTGCATTAATTAGTTATTGTAATGAAGAAAATAGTGCTAATTGGCCCGATGGTTCTGCTATTGATATTGACCTTTCTAGAAAAGAAAATAGAATGGTGTATTTCCCAAAATACTATCATAAAACTGTTGAAAGATCACCTGGCATTTGGAGAACTTATATTTCTGAACAACAAATTGATATGGATTATATCGAAGAACCTGAAATGTTGTTAAGTACTTTTGAGGCTTATACTAATACTGATGGAACTTTAATGTCTGTATGGGGTGTAGCGTCTACTGCTTCACAAACAATGGCTACATTTGTATCTCAAGCTAAGTCAAATGGTCCTTTATGGAGTATTGGAGATTATAGATCTCATGCTACTATAGCTAGAATGTTTTGTGCTTACTATAAGACCACTAACATCAGTACTTCTAATTCAGCAATACCTTGTTCTGGTGGAACCAAAAGATATAATTATGGAATTACTGGAGCAACTATTACATTGGGTAATAGAGATGGTAAAAAGGCTACTACAAATGATACATCATACTATTCAACTAACTTCCTAGGACTTGAAGACTGCTATTACAGTAAGTGGGAGTTTGTACAAGGAATAAACATTTTAAAAGGTAAATACGTTGTATATGACGGAGGTTCATTCCCAGATAAGGATGTAGCAGAGCTTGAAGCAGCAGGTGCTACTAATATCAGAGTTGTAGGATATGAACCTAATCCAGCTGCAACAGCAGCATATAATGGATGGACTAAAGCCATAGCTCAAGGCAAATATGGTGATGTAGTTCCTACAGCACATGGTGGATCTGAAACTACTTACTATTCCGATTATAGCTGGTTTAATCCAACAGGAAATAGAATCTTTCTACGGTCGGGTGCTTCGGATCATGGTTCTCTTTGCGGTGTCTTCATGGCTGCTGCTACTCATGCGTCCTCGGATTCATGGGCGCATCTCGGTGCAAGATTAGCCTTTTACGGTAAGATCGTTGTAGTTGATTCAGATACATTTAAGAAAATGCAGGCGTAATCCTGAGTAATACAGATAATTAAATATTAATAACAAGGGCGGGATCTAAAAGAATTACTATGAGATGACTTTATAGTAAGACTGCTGTCACATTATTTCATACTTGAAAAAACAGTCAGGTAATTCAGATAATGGTTCTCAATGCAGAGTCTTCATAGCTAATGCTAATAATGCATCCTCGAATTCATAGACGAATATCAGTGAAATTTTGGAACTAACAGATACTTTCATATACTTTCAAAAATGTTTGTTGAACTTAGATCAGCCTTACCTCTAGGTAAAAGATAACAGGTGCTTTGAAGAGACCCTAGTAGTATTGGGCGAACGGGTCTTACCACCAAAATAGCTTATGAAAAGAATAGGCAATTTATTTAACAGGATAATATCATATGAAAATCTGGTCCGGGCCGACAAAAAGGCAAGATTAGGTAAAACTAAAAGATACGGCGTTAAGAAATTTGACAGGAACCCATATGAAAGTCTGGTCCGGTTACAAAAGGCATTAATAGAAGATACTTATCGTACTTCGGAATACTGCGTATATACAATCATCGCCGATCGTGGTAACAAAGAAAGAGAAATATACAGGCTACCGTATTATCCAGACAGAATAGTCCATCATGCTATAATGAATGTTATAGAACCTTACCTTGTTAATAGATTTACTGCAGATACCTTCAACTGTTTAAAAGGAAGAGGTATTCATTATGGAGTAAAGAGATTGAAAAGAGATTTAAAAGCTGATAAAGAGGGCACAAAATATTGTTTAAAATTAGATATTAAAAAGTTCTTTCCTTCTGTAGATCAAGATGTGTTATACTCACAATTTGAAAAGGTATTTAAGGATAAGAAACTATTAAGATTATTACATCATGTAGTTTATTCTACACCAAAAGGTTTACCAATTGGAAATTACATATCTCAATTTGCAGCAAATTTGAATTTGACTTGGTTCGATAGGTGGATTAAACAAGTATTAAAAATAAAATATTATTACAGGTATTGTGATGATATTGTTATATTACACCCAGATAAAGATTACTTAAGATATTGCTTACAAGAGATTGAAAAATATCTAGCCGATAACTTGAAATTAAAAATAAAACGTAATTGGCAGATATTTCCTGTAGAAGTAAGAGGTATAGATTTTATTGGTTATGTATTTTACCACGGTCATACTTTACTCAGGAAAGATATCAAAAAGAAGTTTATTCATAAATTAAGTTATAAAAGTAATAATAAGAGGCTAGCATCACTAGCAGCTTATTGGGGATGGTGTAAATATGGAAGCTGTCATAATTTATGGTATCGCTTTACGAGATCTTATAATTTTAAAGATTATAGACAAAAATTATTAAGTGATGATAGAATTAAAAAAAGTACAGGGTGATAATATACCTAAAGTAATAGAATACCTAGGAATGAATGAATGGGCAGTTAGATGGGATATTGAAGAAGTTAATTCTGAAGATATACATGGTTATGCTTATTATGAATTAAAATTCAATGAAGAACCAACCTACGATTCTTTTGTAAGTAAAATCATTAGAACAAAGTATAGTGCAGATGAGGAAGCAGCATTAAAATCTAATATGGTTGAACAATTCATGAATGGAGAAATAATGCGTAGTCGTTTTGAAGAATGGCAAGCATTCCAAAATTGTAGAGACAATGCCAAATCTGTTGGTAGACAAATATTTAATATCTAATTATGGTAATTAAAGTAAAAAATAATGGGGAATGGGTTAAGATACCATACCTGAGCTCGGACAATAATCCAATAATTCCAGAAGCTCCATTAGATGGTAAACAATATGCTAGACAAAGTGGTGAGTGGACAGTAGTCAACATACCAGAAGTAGATTTTACTGAAATAAATCAAAAGATATCTCAAAACACTGCTGCTATTGCTGCTAATACTACAGCTATCCAAAGTAAAGTAGATAAGGTAGATGGATTTGGACTTAGTTCTAACGACTACACCTCTCAGGAGAAAACTAAGTTAGCAGGTTTAAGCAATTACACGTTGCCTACAGCTTCAGACATAGTTAAAGGTGGTATTAAAGTTGGTACAGGTTTAACCATGAATGGGGAAGTACTTAGTGCAACTGGTGGTGGTATGGCAGATTCAGTTGAATGGGATAATGTATTAAGTAAACCAAAATTTGCTACAGTTGCCACAAGTGGTGCATATAATGATTTAACTGGTAGACCAAATTTAGCTACAGTTGCCACTTCTGGTAGTTATACAGATCTTAGTAATAAACCTACTATACCTACTGTGGATGTAACAAAGTCTTATGTAGATACACAATTAGCTACTAAAGCTAATGCGAGTAATGTATATACAAGAGCTGAAGTAGATAGTAAAGTTAGTAGTGTTTATAGAGTAAAAGGATCTGTTGCTAGTTACGCTAACTTACCTACTGTGGATGTAACAATAGGCGATGTTTATAATGTTAATGATACTGGTGCAAACTATGTAGCTACATCTACTACACCAACATGGGATAAACTTAGTGAGACTGTAGATTTATCTGGTTATGCAACTACTGCTGCAATGAACTCAGCATTAGGTAACAAGGTTGATAAGGTATCAGGGAAAGCCCTTAGTACAAATGATTATACTACAGCTGAAAAAAATAAGTTAGCTGGTATTGCAGCTAGTGCAAATAATTACAGTTTGCCTGCAGCTACCTCATCTGTGTTAGGAGGTGTTAAAACTAGTACTGGTATTACTAACTCATCTGGTACGATTAGTGTAACATATGGTACTGCAGCTGGAACTGCTTGTCAAGGAAATGACTCAAGACTAAGTAATTCTCGTCCAGCATCCGATGTTAGTGCTTGGGCTAAAGCTAGTACAAAACCAACTTATACTTGGACTGAAATTACAAGTAAACCTAGTTGGATTGGATCATCTAAGCCTACCTATACCGCATCTGAAGTTGGGGCATTAGCAAGTGGAGGTACTGCAGTAAATGCATCGAAAGTTGCTAATTCGTTTATATTTAAAGTAGCAGGAGGAAGTACAGAAGGTACAAATTTGTATACCTTTAATGGATCTGCAGCTAAAACAATTAATGTAGTAGCCGGTAGTAATGTAACCCTTACTCCTACTTCAGGGCAATTAAGTATATCTGCTAAAGATACTACGTATAGCGTTGCAACTACATCTGCTAATGGTTTAATGAGTTCTGCAATGGTAACTAAATTAAATGGTATAGCTACTAATGCCAATAATTATTCATTACCAACAGCAACCGGTTCTGTATTAGGTGGAGTAAAAACCGGGAGTAACATTACAAATTCTTCTGGAACTATTTCTTTAAGTAGTAGTAATGTAACCAGTGCATTGGGTTATACTCCTGTTAAAAATGAGTCTGGTGTGGCTAGTATTAGAGTTATGACTCAGTCTGCCTATGATTCGTTATCATCAAAATCAGCAACAACATTATATATAATTACAGGTTAATATGATAAAGTTAGGAAGTACAGATATAACAAATGTAATGTTAGGAACAACTAAGGTTGATGCAATATTTCTTGGTAATACTAAAGTGTATCCAAGTCTACCTGTAGTAGAAGGAGTATATGTATATCACGTGGATAAGAAATTTTATACTTTTCCTGAATTTCAAAAATTATCCAATACTGCTATATCACAAGTTCTTGGATTTGCTATTATAGATAATCAAGGTTCGTTTTTATTGCCACCTAGAGTAAATCTATCTAATGGCTACAGGTGGTGTCCTGAAAATTTTGATACTTTCCTAGTACCAGATGTTGGAATTGGTGTTGATGATCTTAATGGTAGACAAAATACAGAAGTGTTGTTTAATAACTTTCATAATGTCGCTGGATCGAATGAGTATGCTGCTGGATATGCATATAGGTTTACTCCTGTACCGATTGGTACTAATTGGTATTTACCATCAATTGGTGAACTTATTATAATTCACACGTATGTGTCAGAATTGCATGATTTGGTATTTGATACATTTGGCTTTTCTTATTTTTCTTCTTCTGGTGCTAAAGCTTTTTGGTCTTCCACACAAGGAGATGCTACTACAGCTTGGCAATTAAGTATTTTTGCCGGTGAACCCCATACAGCAGTAAAGAGGAAACCCAATGTAGCACTTCCAGTAATTAAATTAGGTTAGCAATAACCGCTATTACTTAGGATAGTGTCAATTTATAAATAAAGAACTTTTAAACCTTATTGACGTTTACTAAATAAACTGTCAAAAGATATCAGAACGCTAGCTAATCTTGTATTGGTTAGCGTTTTGTTTTTCAATCATCCTCTTTCAAATTATTGTAATGTTACAAAGACTAAATAATATTATATTAACGGCTCAAAGTGTAGCTACAGTGAATTACTTTAAAGAATTAGTTAATGACGGACCGATTAAATTTGTTGCCTGTTTACTATCTGGTGCAATGGGTTGGTTATCTACATTCTTTGCTCCAATATGGACAGTAATAGTTGTAGTGTGTGTATTTATACTTATAGATGCAATTCTTGGCACCAAAGTATCAATTACTCATGGTGGTAAGTTTGAATCTAGAAGATTATGGTCTACTTTAAAGAAATTCGGAAACTGTGCAATGATAATTTCTTGTTGTCATCTTATGGACACAGAAATAGTAAAGTCAATTGACATGCATTTAGTAGAAGCATTTTCTGGTATTGTTTGTGGAGTTGAGTTGTGGTCAATGATCGAAAATCTCCAAGCAATTGACCCTACTGGACCATGGAAGATCTTCAGTAAGTTCATACGTAGCAAAGGAGAAAAGTATTTGGATATTACAATAGAAAAAGATGATTTACCAAAGATAAAGAAACTTGTAAAAAAGATAAAATGATATTTTCCAAAGTAAAGATAGCTATTGCTGTTATTTTTAGTTTACTATTGTTTAATAATGTCAGACTTGCTAAGAAAGTAAATGACTTAGATAAACAAGTAGGGATTGCAATGAATAATGCTCAAGTATGGGAAAATATTGCAAATCAAAATAGAAATGAAGCAAGGTTATTGGAATTGACAGTAAATGATTTTAAAAATTCTAATGATAGTCTAATAAAGGTCGCCAGAGATCAACAAAAGAAGCTAAATATCAAAGATAAGCAACTACGTCAAGTAGCATCTACTGAGACCGTAATTAGAGATACCACAGTAAGAATAATCCCTTCAAAAGAAAAGGATTTCTGTGTAGAGCTAAAACCAAATCAATTGACAACCATCACGGTGGCTAGAAAAGATAGCGTGTTCACACATACTATGGAAATACTAAATCATCAAGATTTATTTGTATACGAAGATAAAGTCTATAGAAGACGTTATAAGAATTGGTTTCAAAGATTAATTCACTTCGATTTTAAAAAAGATAAAATCAGTAAATATCAAATTATAAACTCTAATGATTTAATTCAAGTATTAGATACTAGAGTAATACATATATCAGAATAATTGCAATACATTTCAATTTAGTGTTAATCAATAAATAAATTGAAACTATGCATTTGAACAAATTATTAGAACAAATTAAACGCCATCAATCCCCTACAGAAGCTATAGATAAGTTGGCAACAGCTTTAGAAAAGCATGAAGGTAGCCTGTTGGAGAAAGGCTTCACTATTTTAAAGTCAGAATTGGCTGCAAATATGTATGAAGCTATTAATGGCCCTCATTTTGATGAGGAACATGCTCGCTACGCTGTAGAGGGTATGGAAAATGAGGATGGTACAAAAGGTCCTCACTGGACGGTTGAAGAGACAACGTCCGTTGCCAATCAAATGGGCATAAACTTAAAATCAGAGAAACATAATAAGTGGGACTGGTTTGTTGCTATGAATATGATATATTCAGACTTTTATAAAGCAGTAGTAGCAATGACTGGTAGCGCAAATACCAAATATTTCGCAGAATTAGCTAAAGCTTGGCTTTGTGACAAAGACATTTCAGAAGGCAAGATGTGGCACTACTATGTGTACATTATGTGTGACGACGAAGAAAACGATTATAAAGCATACGAACGTATGCACAGAGATCGTGAAGAAGAATATGGTCGTTATGCAAGACGTTCTGGTAGAATGGAATACGCAAATAAAGAAAACGATTACCGATATCCTTACTCTAAATATTATGACGAGTATGAAAGACCTGGTCGTAATAGATATTATGAACTAGAGTATGAATATGGGGATCGTGAAAAAGAAATGCGTGACCGTGATAAAGAATCCAGAGATAGACGTAACACATCTGTTAGATATTTCTAATTATCAAATTATATATAAATCAATTAAATTATAAATCATTATGTTAGAAAACGAAAGAATTATTGTACAAGACCGTGGTGGTATTGATGCTGGTATCGCTGCGTTAATGCAGAATGCTAATAAAGGTTTTGACCCCGCTGCTTTAATGGCCATGATGAACAATGGTAATGGCATGTTCGGTGGTAACGGTGGTTGGTGGTGGATCTTCATCATCGTGCTCTTCTGGATGTGGGGCGGATGGGGTGGAAATGGCTTCGGTCGTGGAAACCAAGCAGAAACAAATTCGGATTTCGCTCGTTTAGCTGCTATGGGTAATCAAAACAACAATACAGACTTATTGATGCAAGCAATCAATGGTAATAAAGATGCAATCAATACATTATCTACTAATCTGAACTGCGACGTTAAGTCAATTGACAACGCTTTGTGTTCTATCCAGAATGCAATTGGTAAAGTTGGCGGTGAAGTAGGTTTCTCTGCAGAAAGAGTAATCAACGCAGTCAACGCAGGTGACTGCAATGTTATCAAAGCTATTAGTGACTGTTGCTGCACAACTCAACGTTCAATTGATTCAGTTAATTTGAACCTGACTCAGATGAATGCTGATAACAGATTGTCTATCTGTCAGCAAACTAACACTTTACAGAACGCTATTACTTCAGGTTTCAATACCTTGTCTAGTGAAAATGCTACAAGATTCAACATTCTTGGTGCTAAGATAGACGCTCAGACTCAGATTATCAATGACAAGTTCTGTCAATTAGAGATGAGAGAAATGCAAAATAAGATCGACACATTACGTGACGAAAAGAATGCATTACAATCTTCTGCATTGCTACAACAACAGACTTCTAATATCGTAAGTCAAATTAGACCTTGTCCAGTTCCTGCTTACTTAACATGTAATCCTTATGGATGTAATGGTGGGTTGAATGGATACGGTTACGGTTATCCTTATGGATACGGTGATAGCTGTTGCGCTTAATAAGAAAGGAGGCGATTATGTATCCTTTCGTATTTAATCCATTTGGTAGAAATAACACCGTAAATATTTTAGATCTAGTAATACCTAAAGTAAAAACTATAGCAATAGGTGAATCCACTGAAAATGTAGTATTAGGTATCTGCCCTAAAGTATGGTGTAGATTACCCAAAGAAGGTGTAATTGTTTTGGAAGTTAGACACACAGCAGAAGCTTCAGGAGCTAGTCTACCTGTATTTATCTCGGTTTCTGGTTCTGTAAGTACTGCTTCAAACACTCGCAATATACCTTTAGTAAATGCTTCAAGTGAGCCAATTACTGGTTCACAAGTTAGTGCTGGGAACAGATACATCGCATATTTTAATAAATGTGACAATGTAATACAGTTGATGAATTATACTCCTGCACCAGCTGCCTAAATATTAATCAAGATATATGGGCAGCTATGAGAGTTGCCCATATTCTTTAAATTTATAAAGATATGACATTCTCTCAGTTAACGTCGGGTACCAGAATACACGTACTCGAGATAACAGGTACTTTTAAAAAGAACACAACGTACAGTTTAGGAACGGTAGTCAGTGTATCAAAACCCTATGACGAACCAGTGCCACCGACACAATTTCCGATGCCTATGCAAAATAGACGTAAGCTCGTGGATCTAGTGATCTCGTGTGATGGTGAACAAAGAAAACTGTCAGTATCTGAAGATAAAACAATGATGACCGATTCATCCATCGGTCTTACTATAGCCACAGAAAAATCACAAATTGTTAACATGGTTAGACAGTCTCTAGAAGATTGCAGAATCAAGAAGGAGAGCCTGAGTAAGATTGATGAGGAAATGCGGAGATGTGAAGACATCTTAAAAATACTTAATATAAATTCGGACATAACAACCAATGTGACAAAAGATTTCAAAGAACTTGATGACTTAAAAGCTGAAGTGAAAGAGCTTAAACAACTTTTACAAAATGTATCTGCTGTTCGTCCGGAAGTAATAAAAAATACTCCACCCAATTCTGCTGAAGATAAAAAGGTAGAACCAGAGGGAGAAATAAAAAAAGAAATCTAAAAACACAAAGGTTGGCTATTTAGTCAACCTTTTTTATTTTAAATAATATGAGCACATTATACAATAACAAATATGATATCCTAGCTAGTACAATTCAACCTAACCCTGCTTCTGTTAAATATTGGGCAGATTTATCATCTAATCCAAATGGTGGAGATTTGAAATACTTTGATGGTACTAAATGGGTTTTAGTTAATAATAAAGCTACTGAGGACATTAGTGTTTTAAAACAAGATGTTGAGACTCTTAAAAAATCCAAAGTAGACAAAGTGAATGGCAAACAATTATCTACTGAAGATTTTACAACAGCTGAAAAATCTAAGCTTGCAGGTCTATCTAATTATAATGACGATGAAGTAAGAGAGCTAATTTCAGCTTTAGCACTTAGAGTAGGATCTCTAGAAGAAAGAGTTGCTGCATTAGAAACACCGGCTGCGTAATGGAATTAACATTAAATAGAATCTTTCTAGGTAGCTCTGCAACTATTGGAGAACTGTGGGTAAACGATACACATTTGTGTGATACTCTTGAAGATAGAGTAAGACCAGAAGGAGAAAAGATTTATGGTAAAACTGCAATACCTGAAGGTACTTATGAAGTTAAATTAACACATTCTCCAAGATTTAAGAAAATATTACCAGAAATCCTTAATGTCCCTAACTTTAGCGGTATTAGAATTCATAGTTTAAATAAAGCTGAAGAGAGTGAAGGATGTATTGGGGTTGGTGAATGGAATGGCAAAGACACAAATTGGATTTCTAATTCTAGGAAAACATTTAATAAATTGTTTGCATTACTAGAAGAAGCAAACAACAATAAAGAAAAAATCACAATAACTATAAATAACTCATGGAAAGCTGTAAAGAACTAAGAGAAAATAACCCATATCTTTTTAATTCTTGGAGAGCTATTCTCTATACAGAGAAAGGAAGGAAAGCAGGAGTTGTTAATGACTGGAGAAAATTTCCTGTCTTCTATGAAGATGTGCATAAAAGTTATAAAAAAGGTCTCAGATTGAGTAGGAAAGATAAAAATAAACCGTTTGGACCGGATAACTTTGAATGGGTAACTAACTTAGAACTTGCACAAACAAATACACACACAATAAGACTTACTTACAATGGAGAAACTAAAACTTTGCGTGAGTGGTCAGAAGAATACGGAATGTCTTATAATGGTTTGTTAATAAGATATTTAAAGAATAAGAATTACACAATTGAAGAAATCTTGTTTGGAAAGAAATACAAATCTAAAGGAAAGCCTAGAGAATACAATTTGTATACAAGAGCTTCTAAATTACTATCTGCATACAAACTAAAAGATTGGAAAGCTGATAGAGAATTTAATTTAGATAGAGACTGGTTTGTAAAAAATATTCTTAAATCTCAATGTATATACTGCGGAAGCAAAGAAAAACTAGGTTGCGATAGAATAGATAATTCCAAAGGTCACACTTACGACAATGTAGTGCCATGTTGCTACGTTTGTAATTGTGCTAGAAATAACAATTTTTCATTTGATGAAATGAAGATTCTAGGTAAGACAATTAAAAAAATAATGGAGGACAGACTAAGTGGAAATGGTAATTAATACTAAAAGACATTCGGAGCTTATGAACATATTAGATAGTTCGGAATGGGTTAATAAAGAAGATTATTATGGTATTTAATTCATTAAATTCAATCATAGACGATATATTTCTCATACTTAGGGATAATAACATTTCCGAGTCTGAGAATCTATCACGTATACAGGTAGAACAATGGATTCATCAATACAGAGCCTATCTAATCAAACAAGATTTGGATAAAGGTAGAGACATAAATGAATCGTATGTTCAAACAATAGGACCATTGCATATTTCTAAAGTACGAAATTGCCCTACAGATGGATACAATTATAAATCTGACGAGGAATTACCAAAGTTTATAGATTTACATTTTGGATCTGGGTTAATTTGTGTAAAAGACTTAGATGGTAATTTGATTCAAGTTGGAACTGAAACCAAAGCAAAGTATCAAATTAATAGAAAATATACATGCAATGATTATATTGCATATCTTAAAGGGAATCATTTGTACATAATGGGACCAGAACATCTAGAGTATGTAAGAATAGATGGTGTACTAGAGGACCCAACATCAATTGGTGAATGTTTTGATAGGGATGATACACCATATCCTGTTCCTGCAAATATGATACCTACGATTAAAGACATGATCTTTAGTAAGGAATTAAACTTGATGCTGCAAATGCCAAATGATACTACTAACAATAGTACAAATGATGTAAAAGTTCAATAATGGAAATTAATTTTGATGTTTTTGATAAGAAATGTAGTGGAGTTTACATGATAAAAAATGTTTTAAACAATCACAAATACATAGGTAGTACAAAAAATTTTAAACAAAGATTAAAACAACACCTTAGTGATTTGCGTAATAATAAGCACCACTCCTCACATTTACAAGCAGCTTGGAATAAATATGGTGAAAAACATTTTGTATTTCAGATCCTTGAAACATGTGAACCTATAAAGGATACATTGATGCTTTTAGAACAAAAATACTTAGATTTGAAGCCAGAATATAATATTCAATGTACTGCATACAGTTGTCTTGGAAGACGTTTCTCAGAAAAAGAAAAACAAGAAATAACCAAAAAAAGATTGAAAAGTGGATTTATTGAGAAGGTTAATAAACCAGTAATACAATATGATTTGAACTGTAATTTTATAGCAGAATATCCGAGTATTAAAGCAGCAGCAGAAGCAGTAGGAGTTGGTAAAAACGCATCAATTATAGCGTGTTGTCAAGGAAAATACACTCAATCTGGTGGATATATATGGAAATATAAACATGATACAGATGATATAGAAAGAAGATACCCAGCATATTATAAAAAAGTTATACAGAAAGATAAAAATGGGAACATAATAAATACGTACCATTCTGCAACAGAAGCTGCAGATGCTTTATTAAAACACGAATTAATGAATAAAAATAGAAAAATTGTTAGTTGCGCTATTTCTATGTGTGCTAGAGGAATAAGTAAAACTGCATATAAATACGTATGGGAATATGAAAACTAAATCTTACACAGGTAGTTCATTTTATGAATCGTATATCAAGTATGTAGATGATAATCCATTGTATCAAGTAGATTACAAAACCTTCAGAGCAATAATAAATGACTATTTTAAATATTTAAGAGATCAGTTAATAGAGGAAGGCAAAGAGATAAGACTACCTTGCAGAATGGGTACTTTAGCCATAGTAAAACACAAACCTAAGGAATACACTGGTAAAAGCCTACGTATAGATTACGCAGAATCCAAAAAATATGGTAAAGCCATATATCACCTTAATGAAATTACTAACGGTTTTAAATATCGTTTTTATTGGAATAAAAAGAACATGATAACTAGAAATAAAACGAAATATCAATTAATTATGACAAGAGATAATAAACGTCATTTAGCACACATACTTAAGAATCGCATCAGAGACTATGCAATAGAATTATAGAGAATTATGATTACAAAATTAACTTCAATTAAAACGGTAATTGCTAAGATAATTGCTGATCTAGATTTGAAAGAAGATGACATGAAGATAAGTGACATCAGATCTTGGTGTGGAGAAGCAATTGAAAAGATTGGCGCTGTTACACAATTTATTCCAAAAGTATCTGGTCAAGATGGTACTCCAATTACAAAATTGTGTGGACATCAAGCATCGTTACCATGTGATCTTCATCAATTACATCAAGTTGCATATTCTTTCAATTGTGATGGACCTTGGTTTCCTATGAGGAAAGCTACAGGTTCATTTGCTGTTTGGGGACATGACAAATGTTGTTGCAATTGTGGTTGTTATGATGAACTTGGCCACAAAAAGGAACGCCGTCATAATAATTGCTGTGAACATTGTGACCCAAATATGATTGTACAAGAGGATACAATGGTTAACTTGGTAGTGGATATGATTGGTAACATAGATAAAACAGAGGCTTTAGAATTACTAAATACCAATCAAAATCTACGTACAATTATTTCAAATCTTATAAACGAACGTACACATAACGATGGGTTCAATACAGCAAATCCTAGTGGTGGATTGCAATATAGTATCAAACCTGGGTTTATAATGTGTAATGTTCCGTCAGGTTACTTAAAATTATCATACAGTGCGATACCTACCGATGAAGATGGATACGCTTTAATACCAGATTTAACTTCTTATACTGAGGCTATATACTGGTATGTTACAATGAAACTGAAGTATCCTGAGTATTTGAATGGTAAGTTAAATCGAGAAGTGTACTACGATATTAGAAGATCTTGGAATTTTTATAGAAACCAAGCATATGCTGAGGCATTGATGCCAAATGAAGATGGTATGGAGTCTATTAAAAATAATTGGAATAAAATCGTTCCAGAATTTAGAGATCACAATACTTTTTATTCACATACTGGGGAAAGACAAATAATTTATAACGCAAATGAACGCTACTAGACAAACAAATACATTTTCTGGGGGTCTTAGTATGGACGTAGATTATTCCGTATTGAAAGATAACCAGTATATATATGCAGAGAACATTCGTATACTAACGAATGAAGGATCTTCTTTTGCAGCAATGCAAAATATAGAAGGATTTTTAGCGTGTAGACCTTCTTTAAATTTGTCTGGTGAAACTATCATACATGTTACCACAGTAAGAGATTGGGCGATTGTTTTTACTAAAATTAATGGTACTAGCAATAATAATGTCTATAGGATTGATTTTTCTAGATCACAGGAAGAACCAATTGTAACAAAAGTGGTAACTAATAGGCCTTTAGATATAGAAGTATCATCTAGCAACGTAGCTGCAATTAGTAGTGTATGTAGATGGGAAGCAAGTAATAATGTAAAAGTATATTGGGCAGATGGTCATTCACAAATTAAAGTAATCAATGTGGATGATGATCACATATCTAGTAATTCATCTATTACTTCGGATACTATAGTAATGCTACCAAAGGCTACATTACCTCCATTTGAATTTAATGGATTTGGAACAGGTAGTTTAGAATCTGGAATGATACAGTACTGTTATCAATTGTTTAAAGTAAGAGGTACAGAGTCTGCAATATCTCCACTTACCCCTCTTTATCATTTGAGTGATGGAGATCAAAAAACTAATTACAATGCTGTAAAAGGAAGTTCTAAAGGACAAAATACTGGTAAGTCCATAAAGTTACAAGTAAGAAACAATAGCACTGGATTTGATAGACTTAGAATAATCTCCTTATTCTATAAGGCAAAGAATGAAGTACCTGTAATATCCATAGTAGACGATATAGTTATTGGAACTGGTTCTGTAATAAACTATGAAGATAAAGGTGGTAGCTTAGTATCGGAATTAAGTATTGATGAATTTAATTCATTAGCCAATTACACATTTATACCTGAAGTAATAGAATCTAAAGATAACAGATTATTTGCTGCCAATCTTACTGAGGAAACATGGGATGTAGAATATGATGCTAGAGCATTTAGAGCTAATTCTTCTGGCAATGTATTATTGTTATCTAACTCTGGCTCTTCATTAAACTTTGCTTTATCTGCATTAACTACTACAAATATACCTAAAGATCATGATTGTATATGCCCATTTAATGTTGATGGTAGTGCTTATAAATACACTACTTCTCCAACAGGAGGATATATACAAGGTGGTAAAGGTAAGAATGTGTCTTATAGGTTTATTACTACAGACTTGCTAGAAGATGGATCTACCACATCAAGAGGAATGGTAAATGAAGAATTTACATTTAATGCCTCATCAAGATCTCTTACTAGTCTAGATATCAACTACGAGGGAAATGACAAATCAAATTCAATAAGTTTATCGTCTGGTAATAAGATACCAAACTATTCTAATGCTGAAATAGAATCCAAAGTAAAAGGATATATGAGGGATGAAATCTATAGATTTGGTATTGTATTATACAATAAACAAGGTTTAGCATCCCCTGTACATTGGATAGGTGATATAAGGATGCCATCTAATAAAGATTCTGGTTATAAGTTTTTTACTTCCAATGAGGCTAGTGATTATGGATCTAATTTATCAGTTGTTACTAAACCTCTTGGTATTGAATTTGAAGTAAAGAATTTACCATCAGACGTAGTAAGATATGAGATAGTTAGATGCGAAAGAACTCTATCTGATAGAACTATATTAGCTCAAGGAGTAGTAAGTTGCATTACGAATTATGATAGAGATTCTAACATCTTAACACCATTCCCATATCTAGCTTATTCAAATAAGCATGGCTATTATGCAAAGACCCACAATAATGGAGATTTCCAATATACCTTTAACTTGTCAGATACACAATCTAACAATTATTTCATGTTTGTATCTCCAGAAATAGCAGTCAACAGAGAAAATGCTGATGCATTAATTGATAAGTTTCAAACAGTTGAAAAGGTAGGATATATGACATCTCCTATTACTGCGGACGGTGATTGGGGAATTACAGAAGCTGGAGCTACAAAAGTATTAGCAAATGCTAGATCTATAAAGTACGATGGTACTACGATAAAACCAACTAAAACATTAGGTAATCAACCTAGTAATGGCTATGTATCTGGTGGGTGTGTTGTAATAAATAATGATGATTTTTATGCAGCATTGTTAGCTAAATACTATGGACTATATGTTGAAAGTGGTGTACAATCAGCTGCAATAGAAAGTGCAAAATATGCTGGTCCTAGTAGTCCTTGGTTAACAAACGGTGATCAGCCTTGGTATAATGCTGAAGCAGTAACCATTGGTGACAAAGTTTATTATAACTGGGTGTGGGATAATATTAAAACTGCAGGAGATGGTGAAGTAGATAAGACTGATGCAAACAATGTTAGAAAATATGGTCCACATGGGATTTGTGCTATATTCAAAAGTGATAATATGATCTCTAACATATCTTTAGCATCAGGATCTTCAAGTGCTAGATATTTAAATGCAGTAGCATTATGTAATATTAAACAAAGTGTAAATTCTTATGGTGGTAATTCCTACTCTGCCGTACAGAATTCTGTGTATATTACTACAGGAGCTAGTGCTGAATCTAGTGTTTCCACAGTGTTGTGTTATGGTGGCGATACTTATTTAAATATATTTGATTATAATAACTGTATGTTTAGTTACAATACAGATGATTATTATAATAATAAGGCAAATAGATTATTCTTAGGTGCGTTCATACCATGTGAATCAAGTGTTAATTTAGCATTAACCCATGCTGATTCATCTATAAATAGAACTTATCAAGCTGGTGATGGATATGCTAATCATTTCGTAGAAGATGATATAGTTACTGTTGGAGATTTATATACTCAAAATACTCCATCATATGCATACAATGACGCATATTCTGCTCAGCCTAATGCAAAGAAATTTGTAGCTAAATCTATCTATAATATAGATAATCTATTAACAGATACTCGTATCATATCTTCAGAACTGAAAACAAATAATGAAGTTACTGATTCGTGGACAAAATTTAAAGTAGCTAATTATCTTGATGTAGATACTAGATTTGGTCCAATTAATGATATGAAACTGTTTAAAAATAATTTAGTATTCTGGCAAACAGACGCTTTTGGCACAGTTGCAGTGAATGAACGTTCTATTATAACTGATAATAATCCAGGTGCTCTTACTCTAGGTGTTGGTGGTATACTAGATAGATATGACTATTTTACTACAATGAATGGTGAAAGTCCAAACCAGTTAAGAGCAAATACTCAATCAGATAGCACTGTGTACTGGTATGATAGTAAACGTAATGAGATATGTGGTTTTAATGGTCAATTACAAACAGTATCTAAATTAAAAGGAGTTCAATCTTATTTGAATAAGAATAAAGACTTGTTTAAAAAAGATCCTATTACAGTATATGATAAGAAATACAATGAAGTTCTGTTTACTCTAGGAGATAAAACATTAGCATTTAATGAACAATTAGGAGTATTTACTTCATTCTATAACTATAATCCAGACTATTACGCAGAGTTTAGTGATAAACTATATTTATTTAAATCATTGAAACTGTTTAAATATAATGGTGGTGAACAAGCTGATTTAGATTCTGACAAAGCAAAGGTATCTGAAATAGAATTTGTAGTTAACAAAGATTATCCACAAACCAAAACATTTGATAATGTTGAATATAGTGGTAATTTTACTACGGATACTAACTTTGATTTGATATTATTTACTACAAAAAGACAAACTAGTGAAACATTGACTAGTGAAGATATTGATTACAGAGAGGATACTTATAAATTTGCAATCCCTCGTAATTCTTTGAAGCTTAATGAAGTAGAACAACTGGCTAACAAATCATACAAAGATAGGATGAAAGGAAAATATCTTATCTGTAATTATAAGTATGATTGCAATGGTGGTAATAAATTTAAAGTGCCATACATTAGTACAGCTTATAGATACTCAATGATATAATATGAAAAAGAAAAATAACAAAAATACTATACCAGCATATGCGTTTGGCATGGATCAGTTGTCAAACTACCTTGGTGGAGCTAATGTATTTGGCTCTGCCATTTCTGGTTTATCAGAAGAAGGTTCAACAGGTGATATTGCAGGTAGTACTATTGGCAGTGCAGCTTCGTTAGCCGGTGCTGGTCTCACTGTAGGTGGTCCTATTGGTGCTGCTGTTGGTGGTGGATTAGGATTAGTGAGTGGACTTATTGGTTCAATTAAACGCAAGAAACAAATGCAAGCGTTAAGACGCAGAAAAGAAACTCTCAATAAAACTAAAATAGGTATGAATGCCGCAGCTGAAACTGAAGGAGAATATTGGGATGATAATGATCTTGCATATACATTCGAGAATGGTGGAATACTCCCAGACTTAGCTTACTTGGACAACAATGAAGTGGTTAGAGATGATTATGGAAATATTGTTCAAGTTCCAAATACTCAACCAGGTACAGATAATCATTTAGTTGATGCGTCTACTTTGGAATCTGTGTTATCTGACAAAATTAAAAGACCTGGTACAAAGAACACATTTGCTAAGGAAGGACAAATATTATCTAAGATGACGAAACCTAGCAAAGGCAAAGACAAGTTTGCTGAAAATACAAACAGATTAAATAAAATAAATGCTAATAAAGCTTACAATAAATTATTAGCAGAACAAGAAGCAGTTAAAGCTGCTAAAGGAGTTAAACCCAAAGTAAAAGGAATACCTGCATATGCAGATGGTAAAGGTAAAACTGTAGACGAAGTGAGAAGTAAGATGAACACAGATACATACGCTGCATACTCTGATTTCTTTGATGAACTTGGTACAGGATTAAATAAATTTGGTGAAGCATTGGGGTATTTTCCAAAACGCATATTTGGTCCTCTTATAAATAACAAGAACATAACTAAAGCTGTAGAATCTGCAAGAAATACAAAGCCTTCTGCCACTTCTATGGATTATACTGGTGACACCAACATTAGTAAAGTATTCAATAGAAGTACATCTATGAATCCTTTATCAATTGGTTCTCCTACTACTGGTGCTTGGTTTTCATATCCAACACAAACAGTAGATGCAATCACATATGCAAACGACGAGCCAATCTATGTTGACATACCTCTTCGACCGATTGAATCTGAACCAACTGTAACAAGCACGTACAAAAATGCATCGAATAAACAAGTTACAAAAACTCCTAGTACTACTCAAAGATTATCTGAACCAACAATACCACTAGTAAATACTAGTATGACAATAGATTGGGATGATGTTGTTACTCCAGTAAATATACCAGCATCTGCAGATGAAGCTACTAAAAAACGTGCACTCAGTAAGCCAAAAAATGGATATTCACCAGATTGGTTATCATTGGCTCCTACAGTGTATAATGCTTTGCAGTCATTAAGAGGACCAGAAGAAGAACCATTAGTATTAAACCCATATGCTGGTGCAGTTAGAAGTACAATGGCTAGACGTAGAATGAACATTGAACCAGCTAGATTAGCTAACAGTAGATCAAGGGCCATTTCAAATTATAACTTAGCAAATATTAATGCTAATACTGGTGCTAATTTAGCAGCAAGAACTCAAGCCGCTGTTGATGAGTATGCTTCTAATGCAAACATGTACGCTACTAAACAAAATGCTGACAATGCTTACTTAGGAGAATACGCAAATACTCTTAATAATTTAGGACAACAATTTGTACAAAGTGAAAATATGTACAACGATCTTAATGCTAGAAACAGAGCTGCTGCTAGAAACTTTGGAGCAACTGCAACTAGTCAACTTGGTAAATGGTCTCAAGTAAATAGACAAATGCAAAATCAATACAATAGGGATCAAATGACACTACCATTCTTAGCTGATTTCTTAAGTCAAGGATTTACTAAAGAACAAGTGGATAATTTATTAACAAGAACTAGAAATAGAGTTTAATATGGTAAATAGATATGATAATCCTGCACAAGCAGAGTTCATAAATACATACGTTCCAATTCCATTTGAACAATTGTATACACTTGGGAAGCAGGCAAAAGAAAATGTAGATCAAGCATTAAAAGATTATTCAACAGCTTTGGACAAATGGGCTGAATTTCAATCTCCATCCGCTGCTGACACAAAAGCATACTATGATGAAACTTATGGTAGAGCTTTGCCTGTGGCTGAAGAATTGTCTAAAAACTTAGACATGATAAAAACTGCAGAAGGGAGATCCAAAATATATTCAGCAATAAATAATGTAGACAGGGCTAAACTAAGCATGCTTCGTCAAAGTGCTGAAGGTTTAAGAGAGAGACAAAAAGTAAATCAACGTCTAATGCTAGAAGGTAAATATAATCCCTTGTGGCACGATGTTGATTTTACTGGTTATAACACACTTACTTCAGGTATTTATAATGATGTATCTCCACTAGGTTATCAATCAATAAAAGATCTTACAGATAAATATGTAAATAATCTTAAAGATAGCTATTTGGGTAGATCCAATGGTTTTATTCATACTGGTGTAACTGGGGATCAAATTAAAAAAATATTGGATGAAAATAAAAGTGGTATACTATCTACTCCTGAGGCTCAAATGCATATGCAAGTGTACTTAAAACAGAACCCTGGAGCAACCGCTGAAGATGCTGCAAATGCTTTTATGGAAAGAGCATATATAGATAATCAAGAATACATTAGAAATAATATTACAGTAGACCCATATGCAATGCAAGCTTTGAAAGAACAACAAGCTTTAAGAGTTGCAGCTACACGAAAAGGAAAAAATGGTGAACAACCAACTGATTATCCAGATGCTTATACTAAATTGTATAATGACGCAGTAGTTCAAGAAAAGCGTCAAATGCAAAATAATCCAAATCTAACTAGAACAAGATCATTTATAGAAGGTCAGGCATCTATGATACAGACTTTGACAGACGCTGCTAATGCTCTAGAATTAGGTGCCATTACTCCAGAAGAATACAACACTATGTATAAGGCATACCAAGAATCTGCATCAAAGAACTATAGTAATGAAGCTATGGCAAATGCTTATGCAGAGGATGTTAGGGATATGTTTGCTAAACAATCTGATATATTCCCAGCTGTTGGAGTAAAACAAGAAAAGTTACCACTGTACTATGATACTGCGTCCAGGGTGTTGAATGAACTTACTTATCCTACTTCAGGATTAGTTATGAACCGTTACAATAAAATAAAATCTTCTAAAGAAGTAGAAATTAACAGTAATGATGCCATAACTAATGGATTTACTATTCCAGATACTAATGGGTTAATATTGTCCACAGACTTTGTAAACAAAGTAATGAAGGTTCCTTCTATGAAATACACTGTTCAGGACAATTCAAGACTTAATAGAAACTTTGCAGAAGACCTAAAATCTGGAGTATTCCAAGATGTTATAAAGGTGCCTAGAAACAAAATAATGGTAGGTGAATCCAATGGCCAACCACAATTATTTCAAAGGGTTAGTGTTAAGATACCTATTCAGTCTATAAGAAATGCTAACTATGATGTTGACAGTTTTAAAGAAATGGTTAATAAAACTATGGGTTTAACATCTGAAGTTGGTTTAAGTGTTAAGCCAATAAAAGGTGAAAGTGTGGAAGATGCATGGGGTCACTCTGACACCAGAGATGGTGCAGCTCTTACTGGAGAATACTTTACATTTGATGCAATGGAACCAATTGATCCACATGGTATGACAAGAATGACTTTTGATCAAGAAGTCAATAAAGAACATGGTGGGTCTAAACTACAAAATGATTTATATGATAGTTCATATAACGAATCATATTCTTCTGATATCGAACTTTATCAAACTATGCTTAATCTGTTACAATAATATATGGAAACATCTATATTAGACAAATACAATGCTGGTTTAATACCTTCTAAAACCAATGCTACTACTGCGGCTATACGACAAGTAAACGCCCAGCATTCCCCTTTAACAAAGATTAAAACGGGATATGATCGTGAATTGGAACAAACACCAATTGATGATTATGAAGAAATGTATCTATTGGACAAAGAAAATCCAGAGGAAACTCTTAAAGATAAGAGCTACTTAAAAGATGCATGGACTACTTTCATGAATAGTAGAGATCAAATTAATCTAATGTCAGAAAGAGCTAAATTAGCTAAGGATATAAATCCCGTATTAGATGATATTGATTATGAATTGAATTTTCTTAGTGATAAGCAAAAGCTTAAAAATCTTGAAAATAATATTCCTACTTTGGATGAGAATTCTGAAGAATACAAAAATGCAATATCTGAATACTTTCAACTCCAAAGAACATTAGAGCAATACGATAGCATCTTGTCTAAATATGGTGAAAAAGAAGGTGATAACATTGATGCGAGAATTGAATATCTAAGTAATTCTAGAAAATCGTGGGAAGAAGAAAGATCTAAAGTAAATGAAGAAATAAATAATATATACTCTAACTTACGAGAAAGATCTGAAAATTATACACCGTCTTCTGAATTTAGAATAAAGGAACAAAGAGCTCAAGATAAACCTTGGTATTCCCCAGATTATTTCTTATACGCTGGTCCAGGTTTAACAGGTTCTTCTATGGCAACTGTTAATGGTTATATTGCAGATGCTTTAGCTACTGGAGCTTTATGGTTAGGTAGACATTATGCTACTACTGGAGCATTGAACGCTGTCCCTGGAATTGGTGCTGCATCTAATTTAATTGGGTGGGGTAGTGCAATTGCAGCTACTGCAGCTAGTGTTGCTGGTAATATATACAGTAGACATAGAGAGTCTCTAGCTCAAGTATATGGTGCGTATAGATCTAGAATTGAAGATAGTTTAAAGGAACAAGGTATTGACATTAAACAATATGCTGAAATTGGTAGAAACCAGTTAAAACAACAAGACCCAAATATAGATGTTTCTAAGATCTCTGACGATGAGATAATAGATAGAGTTATATCTGGAGAGATAAACATAAATGATGCAACTCTAGCAAATGCCAAAAGATCCTTAAAAGATGGATTAGAAAGAGTTTATGATAACAACATGGCATTATCTGCTATGGATGTTGCTCAATCTGCTTTAGTATTTGCACCTCTTGGCAAAGCTATGGGTAAAATAATAACAGCTCCAATTAAAACTGCTTTAAACCCATTGTTAAAAACAGGTACGAAATTAAGCGAAGCTGCAGCAAGTAAATATAACAAACTTATAGACGCTTATACTGGGTTTAATGCTAGACTTGCATACAATTCCCAAGTAAAAAATGCTAGTTTGCAAGCTGCTAAAGCTTTAGGTAGACTAGGTTTTTCTGCTACTGGAGAAGCGTTTGAAGAAGCCAATCAAGATGTATTTGATTATGATTATATTTCTGGTAAGTATGATGGAAAGTCTAGCAGTATTTTTCAATCTTTAATGGGCTTAGCTGATGCAAATTACCGTACTGCAAAAATATTATCTGGTATAGATACTGAATCTGAATTAGCAAATGATCCACAATTTTGGAATGATGTAAAAGGGGGATTTGCATTAGGTTTATACATGGGGGGACCTACGATTGCTTATCATTCTGGATTGAAAACTTACAAAGATATGACTGCCAATTCTTTTGTAAGAGACGTAGTTGCAGATCACATTGGTAAAAAAGATGCAATGATCAAAGCTATGTCATACTCTGAAATGGCAAATAAAAAGTTGAATTATCAACAAAATGTACTTGATGTACTTGAAAATTATAAGTATAATTTACCAGAAGGTATTACTGAACAAGATTTAAATGATGAAATAGCTACTGCAAATAACATCTTCAGTTTGTCTAAATCCAAAGTAAACCAAAATATTGGTAAGACTATTGGATACAATCCTGGAACTACTGAATATAATACTTTAATTGGATTGCAACACTTGGCTACAATAGATGCACAAGAAGCGCTTGACAATGCCAATCAAGCACAAGAGGCAGACAATGCTTTCTATACTACTTTGGAAAATGATCAAATGTTAAATCATTATTCTCCAGAAGAGAAGCTTACTGCTGTTGCATTAACTAAGTTAAACATTCAAAAGCAAGCATTAGAACAATTAAAAACAGCACTCGAATCTAAGCCAGAAGAAAATCAACAAAAGTTTGGTATAACGAATGAGTCAAATGCTGTTGGTAAATCTATTTCAAAAGAAATACCTAATATATTAAAAGACATAGATGCTAAACTAAATCAATTATCAGAAGGTACTAGATTCAGTTCAAACTTCATAGCCACTCCAAATTTGGTTAACAAAGGTATTGATAGTTATGTCAACACAATGATTGCAAATCATGACCTTTTGGTAGCTGAGCATAAGATGAATGAAATATTTGGCAATACTTTGGAAGATGGTAAACTTATAAACTTCAACAACGCTTCTAATGAATCAAAAAAGAAGATAGGTAAAAAGATAAAAGAAAGAATTGATAATTATATAAACAATTCAGATGAATCATCAAAGATAGTAGAAGAAAATGCAAAGGATGTTGTTGAAGCAGAATCTGCAAAAGAAATGTCTAGAGAAGCAGCTAATCAAAGTGATGATCAACAACCTATTACTAACAACGAAACTCAAGTAGATAATCAAGTAGCTACTGAAGTAGAGCAAGAAAAGGCAACGTCTCCAAAAACTCCTATTATGGATGACAGGGCTACTTCTGACATTGATACTAAAATACCAGTAGTAGAGAAGGAAGTAAAAGAAGATGAAGAATTTCCTACTAAAGGATTAGAAGAGTTAAGTAAGGAGTTTGAAGAAACCTTAGCCAAAGTAAAAGAAAAAAAACAAGAAGATACTGAAAGGAAACCTAAACCTGAGCCTAAACCAGTTGTTGAAACTCAAGAAGACGAAGAAGATGAAATAGAATTTGAGCGAGCTGATGAAAAAGCTCTGATAGATCTTGCAAATTCTGAAGCTGTTTCAGACGAGGATGATAAAAAAGTATCTGAAACTTATGAAACTTCTAATCCTGAAGTAACTGAAGAATCTCAAGTAAAATGGGCCCGTAAGAAGATTGCTACAGAATCTAAAATGAACAGAAGAGCAGATATGGACTCTGAGACTAGAGATTTGGATGAATCTTTAGAAATTGAAGAAATGGTACAAGATAAAGTATCTCATACACTGTTCTTTAATCCTGATGCTACAACGCCTATTTATCCTGGTACCAAGCCAGGCAAGGAATTAGCAGAGAGAATAAAAGATCCAAACTTTTTTAATGATAGTTTCTGTGAGTTTGTTATAAATAAAGATTATACAGAAAAGGGGCATAAACCATATAAAGAAAATGATCCTAGTACATATGATTCTGCATCTATAATAATGTTAATTCATCATGGCACTGGCGATTATGCAATGGCTTTGAAAACTCCTTCTGGAGCTAGAACTTTCTTAGCAGCAAAATTAGCTAGCATACCTAAAGAAAGGCTTACAGAAGAGGATATTAATCTTATTAATAATGCTAATGATTTATCTATAGCAGATTTACGTAGATTTAGAAATGCAGTAATTTCTACAATAGAGTCTGCAACAAATGATGAAGCTGTAGTACCTAGCACAATAGTTAGAACTAAAGGAATACCTAATGTTGTTAGAAAAGATGGTAGAGCTGTATTCAGACCAATACACGAAGTAAAAGGCTTACAGATACCAACAGAAATTACTGATATTACTCCAGAAAATGTAACATTTGGTATAAGTGATGGTATTGTAAAAGATTCCGATATAATAGGAGCCAATGGTGAAATGTTGCCAGGTAAAGGGGGTAGTGGACAATTATTTATTTATCCACCGAAATCTAGTACTTTATCAAATCAAATGTTGCCATTACAATTAACTCTTCAAAGATTTGATAGAAATCAAGCTGAGTTTTTAGCTGAATTGTTAATTAATTATGGCACTAATCCTAACTCTGAATATAGAGATACAGGAGTTATTGCTGGAGAATTAATTGACTTTATGGTTAGATTTGGAGATGCTACCAAAGTAACCACTGCAGATAAAACATTTGATTGGTTAAAAGAAAAGCAATTATATGTTGACAATAAAGGTAATTTAGTAATTGGTGAAAAAACATTCAACATTGGTAACTTATCTACTCAGGATAAAAAAGATATAGTTGAAGCATTAATGGGATTCCATTGGCGTGTAGCTAGAAAAAATTTCTTTAGACCAATAAAAGAAGCATTACCTTCTGTATATGATTATTTTAACAATAATTCTGTTGATTTGCTTGATATCATTCCAGGTATATCTCTTACTAAGGATGATTTCATTTCTTCTACCCCAGTTTATACTATGGGTGTGTTAGAAAAAGCTGGTATAATAAGAAGTGACTTAGATGATCAACTATTTAAAGATTCTTTCGCATATGCTGAAGATGTTCAAAAGATACCAAGAAAGATCAATAATCCTGAAGTAAAAGAAGCTGTTGAAAATAAAGCCAGTTCGTTACCAAATATTCCTAGCACCCCAGAACCACAGACAGAGGTTACTGAAGATGTTACGACTTCTGAAGTTACAACTCAAGATGATTCTTACATAAAGGAAATAACTAATGATGGAGAAATAGATCCTTTGAGTTTGGGAATTGATGAAGATTTTGATGTACCTTTTCGTAAAGTTGCAGGAAATATATCAGAAGTAGTAACTCCAGAAGAAATTCAATGGTTTAGAAATAAATTAGGATTACCAGAAGATTCTTTACATATCGTTGAAGATGCTATTGCACTTGGTGGTAATGAGTATGCTATGGGTCTTGTTAGAAAAGATTCTACCATACTGTGGAAAGGTGCAGAACGTGGTACATTGTATCATGAAGCATTCCATAGAGTATCATTATTAACTATTTCTCCAAAGGAAAGAAAGAAAATTTATGAATTCTATAGAAATAGAACTGGTTTTGTTGGAAGTGATAAACAAGTAGAGGAAGCTTTAGCAGAAGACTTTAGGCAGTATATGCTGAATAAAGTAGATCCTGAATTAAATCTTCTTAAAAGAGCTTGGAAAGCTATTAAGAATTTCATAAGTAAATGGGTTTGGAGAACCGATACTAGTATTGATAATATTTTTAATAGAATCGATTCTGGTTATTACAATAGATCCAAACAAGATTCGGCTGCTGTAAATGAATTTCTTGCTGCATATAAAGGTGCAGGTGCTCCATTTAAAATAAGAAACCACAAATTTAAAAACATTACTAACACACAATTCAAAGAAACTGTAAATTCACTTGTAGGTGCTTTATTCACATTAAATAACATAAGACTACGTGATGATTTGCAAAATCTTAATTATGGAGTGTTAAAAGCTGCATTAAAACCAGATATAACAGCTAAATTAGTTGAAAAAGGAACTATTACTAAGGAACAAGGAGAAGTTAGAGATGAAATCTACAATACATTCGATACTGTATTTAAACCTGAAATCATAAATAAATTAAATGAGTATCAAATAAGAGCAGTAGACAAACAAGAAAACATTGATGCAGAAATTGATGAAAAAGCAGTTGGTAATAGCGTAGGAGATCAAATGGCTAACTACATTCAAGAACAACTGTCTGTTTCAGTTAAAGATAATGCTCTTGCATCTATAAAAATTTTCATTGCGACAATGCCTAGAACAGAATTTGTAATGAAACAAAAAACAAATCCTGATGGCACTGTAACCCAAGTACAGGGTGTTGCTGCAATAAAGAGCCCTGTTACAGGTTTACCTCTAATGGTAGATTTTGATAAATCTTGGAATACTATTATTAATGAGATCCACTCTGAAAACACATTCAAAGGGATGATGGACAAGAGTGCAAAACTTGCTAAAGTAGCACCGTTATTTAAAACTCTGTATAACGAGTTATACAAGGTTACAAACGAATACGTGCAGAAGAAAGGTATTCAAGAGGATGAAGCTCAAAAAATAGCAAGAGAGAACTTACAAACTCAGTTTAGAAATACGTTCCGTAAAGCTAGACATAAGTTAGTTGGTATTTTATCAGAAAAAGTTGAAGATGAAAATGGTAGTGAACAAACTAACTTATATGTTAAAGATGAAAATGCAAATAAGGTATCTAAAAACATATTAGAAGGTTGGAACTATAGTTTAATAACAAATGGAAGCGTATTAGACACTTCTGATAACTTATTCAAAGCAAAAGTTAGTGAATCTGAAGAATTCATAGCTAGAGAAATCAACAATGAGTTTAATAAAATAATAAAGGTTGTAGAGAAATATAAAACTACACCTAACAAAAAATTAGTAAATGGTCAAACTTACAAAGAATATGTACCAGAAAAGTTAATTACTATTAAGAACAAGATAGTTGATTTACTCAATAAAGTTGGAGTAGAAATTGATTTAGAGTCACTAAATTCTTTCCTTACTAAGGAATATTACAATTCAGATCCTACTGAAGCATTAGTTTCAATGTTATCAGATAGATCCAATAAGAGTATATACTTCTTCTTTAATTCCAAAGTAAAGGACTTGGCAAAAATTCAAGAAAGTGGTGTAATTCCTGGTCAATACAATAGAAGTATTACAAAATACTATGCTGATTCTAAATTCTTAGGAAGACTTGCTGAGACATATGCAATGTTGCATCCTTCTTCTGATGAATTATCAGTATTAGCTACTGATGGTAAATTGTTATATCCTATATCAGAACACAATTATTTGTCTGATATGGTTCAAAGATTGGATAATGATCCAGTAACGGTAGAAGCACTTACCAAAGTGTTATACAATACTGGTAATAATGACAATCCTAATTATTTCAAGGGTTCTGTATTGTTAACAAATTTGTATAATAATGCGGATACTAAAGGTAAAATAGGGTTTGAAACACTTGTATACTTTAAGGAACAAGGTAGTGCAGATAAAGGACGTAAGTATACAGAAATATCCCCTCTTGAAGACTATATTGCTAAAATGACATTTACCAGAGCAGGTAGAATCATCTTACCTACTATGGGTGATTCTCAAACATATAATACGTTGTATGGTACTGCAATAAATAACTTCAAAAATCCATTTGATGTAAGCAATGGTGAAATAAAGTTCGATGCTCAAATTCTTAAAAGATTTATCAATTACTTTGAAACTGAATTAGATACCATTGAATTTAATTACAAGAATGAGAAGAATTTGACTGAAGAACAAAAAATAAAGAACTATGACACTGGAAACAGAAACGGTTATAGATTCAGATACTTCAACGGATTCTTTAAATTGAAAGAAAGACCTACATTAAATGGTATTGAATTTGAAAAAGATTTTTCAAACTTTAATGAAGCATTAGACCTAGCAGAAGATCTTGGTGGTAATGAATATGGAACTTCTATTATTTCTCAAATAAGAAATAATTGGAATAAGTTCAGTAATGCTGAGAAAGCAAATCTGATGAATAACTATCTATGGGATGCATTTAAAGATGAGTTAAATTATGCACAAGAATTAGGTATAATTAAATGGGATGGTAATAAAATAGCTAGTGTAACGAGTTTAGCATTACCACAGAAGGCATTAGAAGAAGCATCATCACATTATAAAAAATCTGCAACAGTTTCTAATTATAGCGAAAATCTTGGTGCTGCTGAAATGATTGGTAATTATTTTGCTAATACCATTTCTTCAGTAATTGAATTTGAGAAACTTTTTATAAAAGATCCAGCCTACTACAAAAATCCTGTAGATAAAATTAAACGTTTACGTGAGGTATTATCCACTGGCGTTACTCCAAGAATAGACTACGAAGAAGGAAATCCAATGGCAGATCTCACTGAAGTGAACGTAGGTACACTATCAGATAATGTTATCGTAAGTAGACAAGCGGATCGAATTGCAGAGTATGCTAAAAGATCTGCGGCTATACGCTTGCTTCAGGAAATGCACAATATGACATTAGATGAGGCAATTAGAACTTACGATAGTTCTGAAGCTTTACCTCAGGATGTAGAAGATGCAGCTAATCTTATAGTAAGAGATAAATTTAATGGTTATCTTAATCCAAAAGGTAAAGTAAACCAAACTGATGCCACAGTACTAATATCTCCAGAGTTTTATAAAGAACTAGTACGTAGAGTAGATGGATGGACACCACAAGTAGCAAAAGCATTTGATTTACTTAATAATCCAAATGCAGATCTTGAAGCAGATATGGATACGTATGCAGAAGCATTGGCGGTTACATTGAAACCTTTGAAATTCATGTATTTTGGTGATCATTACGATGTAGGTGCTAAAAGGGATATACCAATATTTGATAAGATGGCAATGTTCCCCGTACATCGTATCTTCTCTACTGGGGATATGGGTAAAGTGTTGGAAGTTATGCAATCACGTAATATCCACATGCTTGCTTTTGATTCCGCAGTAAAAGTAGGACAAAGGGCTAAAGAAGTTAAATCAAGAATCTATAAAGATAAGACTAATAAAGAAATAGACATGGACAGTTTAATGTCAATGCCTACTCATAAACAGTCTTTAACTAACTTTAGACGTCAGTTAATTACTGATCCTCACCATGCAGAAAGACAAATGTTTGTATCTCAAGCACAAAAAGCTGCCATGGGTAACATCAGAAGTGCATGGAAATATACTACACCAGATGGTAAAGTATATAATGGTGATGAGTTGATTAATAATTTTAACGGTGCTCACAATGCCATTACTGAAGCTGGTAGAAGAGAGATAGAAAGAGATTTTGGTATTACTCCAGATAAACCTCAAGTAAGTGTACAAAGATTTGCTGAAATTATGCAACGCAAAGCTTTAAGTTCAAACATGAATGACAATGTTATTAATGGTTTGGATGTTGAAAATGGTGAAACTGTTGCACCAATTTCTGGTTTATCTGATAACTCTTGGATAGAAAGTGGTCTTATATCAATGTTGAATAAGTCAATTGTTGATACTAACTTACCAGGTGGTATGTTTATTCAAATGTCTTCAATATTGTATAATAGAATTGCTGTAACTTCAGACGCACAAAATGAAAGAAAGCTAAGATTTGCAAACACTGATGGTACTATGGATTGTGTTATTTCAATCAACTTATTGAAGCACATAATTCCAGATTACGATAAAAAGACTTTCAGTGAAGCTAAAAAGTGGTTGATAGATCGGGGTGTTGTTGGTCCAAATTCTAAAGCTCTTGCAATGGGTTATCGTATTCCTGCTCAAGGTCAAGCATCAACTGCAGCTCTTAAAGTAGTAGATTTGTATCCTGAGCAAATTGGTGATACTATCACATTACCTGATGAATTTACATCTCTTACTGGTTCTGACTTCGATATTGATAAGTTATTTGTTGCTAGGTACAATTATGATAAGAATGGTAATAGAATCAAATTTGAGACTAAAGAAGATTACACTAACAGACTCAGAGAAGCTGGCTTAGATGATGAAACCATAGTTCGTAAAGTCTACGAAAGATATAATGGTAAAACTGATTTTGAAGCTAATTCAAAGGAAGCAAATGAAAATATGCTTCTTGATATGTATATATCAGTTATTTCTAACTCATTGAACTTTGCAGAAGCTAGACAACCACTAGATACAGTAACCGATTACTTAAAAGATACTATTCTTAAAGAAGTAGATACAATAACTGGTCAAGGTAAACGTACAAGCAAATCCCAACTGTATTATGCCACTCCAGCATTCCAGAGTAGAACTAAAGCGGAGTTGAATGGTGGTAAATTTGGTATTGGTCCATTTGCATTAGCAAATGCTCATCAAGTTCTTACTCAATTGGTCAAATTAAGATTTAAACCAAATAAAATTTTAAGAGACTATGGTATAAGCAATTTGTATGGTATCCAGAGTAATGATAGAAATAAGATTAATATCCTTGACTGGTTATCAGCATTAATCAATGCTCATGTGGACGTTGCAAAAGATCCATACATCATTCGATTGAATGTAAGGAAGTTAACATTTAATATGACTAACTTCTTGATAAGATCTGGTAAAGGTGAAAGTACATTCTATTTCTTACCTCAACAAATATTAAAAGACTTTGCAATAGAATACGATAAATACTCTGGCTTTTATAATGTAGATACACAAAACAAAAATCCTGAAAGTCTAGCATATAGAACTATTTGGAATACATATTTTGAGAAAGCAAAATCTTTATCTAAAGGTAAATATGATCAACTTTTAGACTTTTTAAATGACAAAGGTGTAGGTGTTAAACAAAGAGCAACGATGTTTGATGTCAATTACTTGAAGAAGCAGTTGAAAAAAGAAGAAACATTTGACTGGTATTACAATCAGTTGCTTATTATGAAGACTTATCAAGAACTTAACCCGTTCTCAAGATCTTTGTCTGAATTAACTACATTGTCTCAAATTGATACTAAGCGCTTTGGTAATAATTTTGGTTTACAAAGTGCATTCTTGGATAAATGGAAACAATTCATGGTAGAGCAACAAGTATTTGAAGATCCTATAAAGGTATTCTCAAATACATTCTTAGGTAAGAAAATGCAAGATGCATTAATATTCCCTAGAATTGCCTTCCAAAACACAATGATTAGACTTACTCCAGAATTTGAAAACTTAAGAACATTAATAGAATTCTATACTAAAGGTTATGCAATTAGTGATGATACATACATTAATAATATTACCAGAAGTATGGAAGCTACGTATAAAGCTGGTTTCTTTAATAAGTATTTAGCTGAAAATGGAATAAAGCTCAGTAGTTTGTTAGGTGGTCCAAATAGTATCTCTAAGAGATTGGATAGAATTAAATCTGATGTAAGAAGTGGCAAATATCCAGATTTATTAAGTAGTGATGGTTCATTTGAAAATGTACTTATTAATAACATCTTTAGTAGACCAAAGGAAGATACAACTGAATTAAATGGTCCTGATTTTATTGCTTACAAACCAAACAAGAGTGGTGATAATAACTTAGAAAATGAGATCATTAGAGCTTGGGAGGAATTGTGGGATAGTGATTATCAGGAAATAAGAGATTTTGCAAAAGATCTTGCATTGTATGCTTTCTATACTTCTGGGGATGCATTTGGTAAGAACAATATCTTTAGATATGTACCTAATTCAATTAGAGAAGAAATAGGTTATTTTGATTATATTAGAGATTTAGAACGAAATCCTGATGATGCGGTTAAAGATATTAAAGTATTCCAAGTAATAAAAGACTTGTGGTGGAACGACCACGTAGTTCCTACTATTGATTATTACGTATTAGATTCTAGTAGAGAAACTATTGAAGAAGAAGGTAGACCTGTATACAGGGCGTTACCTCACGAAGATAGTGGTTTTACTGTAGTAAACAAGAAAGGGGTAGAAGTACAAATTCCTGGCATCATATATGATAAAAAGTCTCAATCTATAATTTCATTCAATCAAAATGGTCAACCTATATATCCACCATTTAAAAAAGTAAAATTAGATAGAAATAATGATCCTAGAACAACATTCTTATATGAATATATAGGTATTAATGAAGATGAAGCTCCAGTATATCGATTAATTAATAAAAAGGGAATTGCATATAGAGGCAATGTATTAATAGAAAATGGTCGTAGTAAATCAGTTTTAAAGTACAATAATGTTGTACCAAAGGGTTATGAAATTATGCCAGAAGAACCAATAACTTGGGTTACTGATCTTACTCCGGTAAAAGCTAGTTTACAAGCAAAGGCATTTAATCAAGCTGGTGAATTTAACACAGACATGTTTGCTAATATACAGCAAACGGTTAAAACTCAACAAGCAACTGAACCATTATCTTATCAAGAATGGGTTAAAGACTATCAAACTCAAAAAGGTGAAGCTGATGCAGAAGCGGCATATCAACAATATCTGGATAATTTTGAATACAGTAAACCTAGTGCTATTCAGCGAAAGACTTATTCTGGTATGATCCAGAATCTTGCTCCAAATCAAGTATTTGTATTTGGTAGCAATACGCAAGGTAAACATGGTAAAGGTGCAGCGTTAACTGCTAAAAATAAATTTGGTGCAATATATGGTCAAGCAGAAGGGCCACAAGGACAATCCTATGCAATAATTACTAAAGATTTGACTAAGAATACGCATCCTTCTAGAACTCCGGAACAAATCAAAGAACAAATTCATAATTTGTATGAGTATGCTAGAGAGAATCCAGATAAAGAGTTCTTAGTAGCTTACTCTGGTAAGGGAACAAATTTAAATGCTTATTCAAATCAAGAAATGGCAGACATGTTTAGTAGTGAACCAATTCCCAATAACATTGTATTTGAACAAGAATTCAATGAACTAATTTCTATTACTAGAGAATCTAAAGCCGATGAACAGTCTCCAGTACAACTGAATGCATCTACAAACCTTGCAGAAGCATGGTCTCAAAAAGAAGGTTGGTCTACAGAAGTTCAGAAAGAAAAAGATACCACTAATGAATTCTTAGATTATGCTAATCAATTTGGTTTTACTGATGAAGCTGCTTTACTTGCAAAAGACTTACCAAAAGCATCCGAAGAGGCTAAGAAAGTAGAAGAAGAGTATGTATTTACATTTAATGACGGGTTTAAGATCAATTTACCATTCTCATTAAATGATCAACAGAAATCAGCTCTATATGAATTAGAGAAGTTTATTGAAGATGGTGGAACCGAAATTACTTTATCTGGTTATGCTGGTACAGGTAAATCTACTATCATTGGTATATTTAGTAAATGGTTGAATAATAGAATTGGTAGAGGTAACATTGTATATACTGCTCCTATTCATAGAGCAAATGTTATAACTAAACAAAACAATCCTAATGCTAATGTATATACGCTTTCTGCTCTATTTGGGTTTACTCCAGATACAGATGAAGCAATGGAACGTGAATCATTGGATTTAAGAGAACTAGAGTTTAGAGCTAAGAATCAAGTGAAATATGAACCAGGTCAATTAATTATTATTGATGAAGCTTCAATGGTGCAAGACGGTTTGTATGAATACATTCAGAAAATCGTAGCTAAAGATGGTGTTAGTGTGATATATGTTGGGGATTCTGCACAATTAAGACCTGTAAAATCAGATCATATTTCTAAAGTATTTACATCTGATGGAGTACCTCAAATAACTTTAACCAAAGTAGAAAGAACGGGTGATAATCCTATTTTAAAAGAAGCCACCAGACTTAGACGAGGTGAAGGATTGAGTTACCAAACTGATATAAATGATAAAGGTCAAGGGGTGTTGTATACTTCTAATGATACAGTTATAAATGAAAACTTAAAACAAATTATATCTTCTGAAGAGTTTAATGCTGATCCTTTGCATTTTAGAGTTATTACTGCTACAAATGCTGCAGCAGCTACATATAATTCAAAGATTAGATCTTTAAGATACGGAAAATTTGCTAAGCCCTTTGTAAAAGGCGACATTCTAATGGGGTACTCAAACAAACTTAGAAAACCAGATGGGTCTTATAGATTAATAAATTCTATGGATTATATAGTACAGAATGTTAGAGATACTACTGTCAAGTTTAAAACTGATAAAGGTGATATAGAATTTAAAGCATTCAAATTATCAATCAGACCTATTGGCAATACTATTATGGATGACTTCCATATTACTGTAATTGATAAAAATGAACCAGATTCTAAGCTATTTGAAATAGTAGAATATAAAGACAGATTGTGGAGAATGGCTAAAGAAGCCAAACAGGATAAGCAAATATCTAAATATAGAGATTTGGTTCAAATGGCGTTTAACATTGATAATGAATTAAACATTACCAAGAATTTAGAAGACAATCAAGGTAGGTTAAAAATTAGAAAAGCAATTGATTATGGGTACGCACAAACTGTTTGGAAATCACAAGGTAGTACATACAGTAAAGTTTTAATACTCTCCAATGAAATTGATACGTTTGGTTATGGTAGAGATGTAATGCAATTAAGAAACGAGTTGAGATATGTAGCTGTATCACGTGCTAAAAACTTTGTTATAATAAATTCAGAAGCTGAAAATAAAAAGAAAGTTTCCATGAGAAATGAAATAGCTGAAGAGGATTTGTTAGATGATATAGAATTTGAACCAGCTACAGAAGAACAAGCAATAAAAGCATCTTTACAGGATTCAATTGATGAGTTAACAGCAAATGGTAAACAACGTAGAAAAGAATGTGAATAATTATGCAGTGTTTAAATATTAAAAATAAAGAGGTTGCAGCTTTACTCAAGAAATATACAAAGATATTGGGTAATGAAAACGCTGCATATTATGTATTATCAGAAAATAATGGTTATGGTTTAGATAAGGCTCCCAATGGGGAGCCGTCTAAGCTTTTTTCAGATTTAGTTAACCATTTCAAGGGTAATAAAAAAGAGGCTATACGAACAAAGTCATTAATATATTCTGCACAATTTAGACAGATAAGGAATATTGTGTTAAATAATGATGGGGAAGTATCTATAGATGTGTTACTAAATAATTCAGATAAAATAAATAACCCATCATACGTTCCAAAAAAAATACATGAAACGTATAATAAACTTATTCAAGCTTTGTCAAGGCGAATAAAAGATATTCAATATGCAAAATATAGTGACAGTAAGAAAGTAGATGAACTAAGAGCATTGGAATTTAAATTAAATCAATTGGAAAACGATCAAGCTACTTTTGAATTTGTAGATTATATGGCAAGTGATGTAATATCTGCATTAAATGAAGTAAAAGCTTTACAAGCCAAAGTAAATGAAAACCAAAAATATGATAACCCATTAAATGTAACTTCTGCTGAACTTGATGTGATAAAAAAGGGTTACATTGGCTTTTATGGTAATATTGCTACTAATATACAAAACATGTTGGATGATGAATCTACGTTTGACTATTTAAATGATCCTCAATTAGTTGAGGATACAAAACAAAACTTAAAAAGGACTGTAGGTGACTACTATGAATTAGTAAGAAACTATAACAATTTAGCAGACATTGTTGCTAAAGATAATTTTATTAGAGAAGCAACTAAAGCTGGTTCATTTACTATAGATCATCTTAAAAAAATATTAGATGAAGGTGATGTGGATATAAATCTATGGGATCAGTGGGCAGGTAGTACACAATATTCTAATAGTGAGTTAGTACGTATAATTCTTAACAAGATAGTTAATACTAAAAATAATGTTGCTGAAAAAGAACTAGAAGTAGGTAAAGAGCTTGTAGAAATACTATCACATGTAGATAAATCTAAGTTAGCTTATATGCATGAAAAAAATAAAGATGGTCATAAAACAGGCTTTATAACAAGAGACTTAAATTACGGTCAACACTATCAAGATTACTTGGAACATCAAAAAAAGTTAGCCGAAAAGTTAGGATTTGGAGATAAAGATATTGCTGAAGTACCTGGTTTATTGAATCCAGAGCAACTAAAGAAATGGAATAAAGCAAATAATGATTGGGAAGCTAAGCATACAATTCGTAAGTTTACTCCAGAGTATTACGAGCTAACTAATAGTCTTAGTGAAGAAGCAAGATCTCGTAGAGATTCCATAAATATGGAAATAAACCTATTGTTAAGTACTACCGTTGATAAGAACGGAGATTACCACAGAGAAGATTTATCCGATGAAGATTATCTAAAATTACAAGAGTTAGAAACTAGACGTAGAAATTTAGCTAATCCATATTATCCAGATGGTTCAGTAAAAGTTGGATTAGATAAAGAAATAGCAATAGAAATGAGAGAGTATAATGAAAAATTAAGAGAGAAATTACATTATACTCCAAATATGGAAAAGTTTAATAAAGCTCTACAAAAGGCAAAGAAGAATTTAAGTCCAGAGAAATTTGCTAAGTGGGAACAACGCAATACAGTTGATCAAATAATTGAAGAATTCTGGGACGATATTAAAACTCTTTCATCAAACGCAAATAAATCTGATGATCAAATACTATATGAAACGGCTAGAAAGAACATGTTAAGACTTTACACCAGAGAAGATGGTAAAGTAGATGTTGATAGCATGCCTGACCAAGTAAAGTCGTGGATTAATACTTATGATGAATTGATTTCTGAGGAAAGTTTGAAAACTCGTGATAAATCAAAGAAATCCAAAGTAATGGACATAGCTGAATGGGAAGTAAACCCTAGATTCTATGAAGAATTAGAAAGAGTTGAAAAATTAGGTCAAGCTGAATATAATGCGTGGGTTTCTATAAATGCTAGATATGACTATGAAGGAAATCTTGTACCAGCTTCCTTTTGGAAGAAATTAGTTCCGAAGAAAGAGTTAAGATCTAAATACATGCGCAAAGTACCTAATAGATCTTGGTCTGAAATCGATAAAGAATCACCTTTCTACGATAAAAGATTTACTAAATATGCAGATCGTGGAGAAACAAGAATTCCAAATCCTGAATTGTATGACAACAGTGCAAATTATCGTAAAATAACTTCTGATTCAAACTTAAAGAAGCTTTATGATAAACTTGTTGATGTAATGGAATTATCAAATTCTAAGATTCAATTCTTAAAGTATGAAAATAAATATAGACTACCACAAATAGAAGGTGGGGCATGGACACAAATCCGAAGTAAGAACAATATTTTAAAGGGGTTAGCGTATGCAATAGAAGATACTTACACTGTAAAGGATGATGATAATGCATATATGTTGGAAAATGCTAAACGATCAGATGGGTCACTTGTTAAACTTATACCTACTAGGTATATTAAGATGTTATCAAATCCAGACGCTTTAACAAACGATATAGTAGGATCTGTCATTGCTTATTACAAAATGGCAGAAAATTATGAACAAATGAGTGAAATTGCCCCAGAATTAGAAGTAGCTCTTGATTTTGTTAGTCGTACAGATTTTACCGATAAGAAGGGTGGTAGAATACAAGGTTTGGAAAGTAAGACATATGATAAATTAAAATCTGTACTAGATCAATTGGTATATGGTATGGAAAAGAATGCATTAGAATTAGATGTTCCTTTACCAAAAGGCAAACATGTGACAGTAAGTGTTGGTAAGTTAGCTGCTAATTTAGCTGCATACACTAGAATACAAGGCATAGCTCAAAATATGAATGTGATTCTTACTGGTCTTATTACAAACAAAATACAAAATAGACTCGAAGCAATCTCTGGTATATACTTTGGAAATAAGGAACTTGCACAAGCAACAAAATTAATTATACCGTCATATGCGAATGCAATAAAGAACATAGGTCATTCAAACAACAAAGACAAGGTTCTATGTTATATGGAGTATTTAGGTGTAGTAAGAGAAAATGCTCAAACCTTTAGTAAACTTAATCAATCTAGATTTTTAAGAGCATTAAATCAACACTTCTGGTATTTTGGACATGAAATATCAGATTATGTAACAAAAGGTAAAATGGCATTGGCAATTGGTCTATACTATAAATATGATCCTGAATCTGGTAAATTCTTAAATAAGAACGAATTCCTAAGAAGATTTAAGAGTAAAAAGGAAGGCAATGCCAAATGGAATACTCTAAGTGTAACTTTTTATGATGCATTTGAAGTTAAAAACAACAAACTAGTAATAAAACCAGAGTACGCTAAATCTCTCGATGAAGCTACTATAAACAAAGTTAGAAATACGGCAAAACAAGTAGGTACCAGAATTGACACGCAATTAACAGACTTGGATAGAAGTAAATTACATGCAACTGTAATTGGACAATTATTACTTATCTTCCGTAACTTTATTTTGGTTAACTTACAAACTAAGTTCTTAACTAAACGTCAATTTAACTATTCTACAGGCATGTGGAGCGAAGCTCAAGTACCAGCTGCAGTTAAATATGTATATAGACATTACTTTAATCAGAATAAAATAGATCAATTAAAGGAACTATATCAAAATCATTATGATGAATTGGACGATTTCGAAAAAGGATGTCTTAAAAGAGTTACTTATGAAGTTTTATTTTCCACAGTAGGTTTTATGATCATTTCTTCTTTAGTAAGAGCGATGGCAGATGATGACAAACGTAATTGGTGGAAACAAGAAGCAGCGTATCTTACTCTAAGAGCTTCATTAGAGACACGTGGTAACATATTACCTATTGAAGTAATTAACTTACTTAATACTCCTACTGCTGCATGGTCTACTTTACAATATTGGGGTGACTTAATTACAATGATGTTGAATGATCCTACACAGGAGATAAAAAAAGGTCCATACAAGGGTATGAACCGATTCCAACGATCCTTAATTAAGGCCACTCCTTTAAGAAGTATATGGGAAGCACAAGATCCAAGATCAAAAATGGAGTATTACGATAATATGATTTCAATATTTAACTTTTAAAGCCACAAAAATTTTAACGGCCATTACAATAAAGCCCCTTCAGTTTTTGCTGTTGGGGCTTTTCTATATTTTAAATCTTGTAGTGATATACTTTCACCTACCGGTTTTGTTACTTTTGCAAGAGGATTAAATAGGTATTCATGAACTTTACTATCAACACTAATATTCCAAAAGTTTAATATTTGTAATTTAGCTTGATATCCTAAGCGTTCATATAAACCAAGATCTATCTTGTTTACGATGGAATGAATTGAATAAGCCTTATTAAAGGCAAATACTCTATAATTAATTCTATCTATTGTTAAAGTATAATCACAATAATATAGTCTATGTTTCTTTAATCTCTCTATTAAGTAAGTTTTAGTATTATGAAATACTAAAAAAATATGATTTGAAAGTAATGGGTTATTCATATCACTTGTGTACATATTTACAAACTCACTATTTTTCAAATCATATTTTGTAAAGGTATCATAAAATATTTGAGGAAGTGAAAATATACTATGTTTTGTATATTTATTAATAATCATAGTAGTTCTGCTCCATCTCCTTCATAATATTCTTTTATATGATCCCATAAGTCATTATCTTTGTGCCAAGCTATGCGTTTGATAGCATCTTCAATAACACATACTTTGGCTTCGATGTATTGATTCTCAATATTAAAAACCTTTACTTCATAACCGTCATGACTTTGAACAGCTATTATATATGTTTCTCGTGTATATTCTTCTAAATCTAGTTTTAATTCATTTTTAAAATACCAATAAATTGCAAACCAGTAATAAGCTAATTGTCTACAATAGTCAAATTCTTCTATAGAATGTCTGAAATTATACACATCAGCTGTAGTTTTAATATCAACGAGTACTACTTTCTTATTTGTATGATCAATCATTACTCTATCGAGTAAAGATTTACAAGGAAAATCTCCTAATTTAGAAGCATTTGGAAATTCCCAATTTATATGAAATTCATTGTGAACTTCAAATGTTTTTGGATAAGCAAATAAAATCTCATTTGCTTTTTTATGCTCTTGTATATTTTGCTTTATGGTCTTTAGAAGAGCCAAATCAGCAAAAGAAATAACTTTCTTACTATCTTTATTTCTAAAGTATTCAATGTAGTTTTTATATAATTCTACTAATTCTCTTGCTTCTTGAATTCTTTTATCGATAGATTTATTATTACTATAAGCTGCATTATAACTCATTAATAATATATCTTCTTCAGTAGCAAAAGGATCGGTTAATCTTGCAGTAGAATAAAATTCTAGAAGATCTTTTTGTTGTTTTACTTTAGGTACTGCAAAATCTAAAATAATATAATCATTCCAGAATTCTTCTGGCTGAAGGATATATTCATGAATCATAGTTCCTTTATCCAAGAAACTTGCTTTTAATCCTTCAATTTTTCCATCTAGCATATCCTTTAGATATCGGGGTCCCTTTTTTAGGAACCATCCGATATTACTATTACTTATACGAGTGTTATCTTCGTAATAAGGTATACTTATGTCCATAATTACTCTTCTAATTTACTTAAACGATCTGCTTCCATTAACTCATTAACGAATGCAATGTCATTTAGTTCATCTGCTTCAAAATAAATATCTTGTTCAGTCTGAGACATTATATCATTATTCATATTTTGCTCGTCTAATTGTAAATTAACTAATTCGTAATTCTTCATAATCGTAAATTTTTTAAGTTATAGTTCAAATGTTGTTGGTCTAAAATAAATCGAATAAGATTCATCAAGTATGCTTACGTTCGCTACATGTACATTAGTCCATTCTGTTTCCTCTTGAAATACATAATCATATACAGGACATGCTGTAATATTATGATTTCCAGTATGAACATGCCCACATAGAGCATACTTTGGCTTTTTTCGTTTAATCTCGTCAGTTAGTGCAGCACAACAATACTGTATTTCAGTTCCATTGTCATGAGTAGTTCCTACTTCTGCAAGATTAGATGCTTCGTGAGTCATTAATATGTCTAAGTCTTTTGGTATCTTTTCATATTTCTTAACTAATTCAGCATGATTAGCCATAAATGCCCATGGTCCACATTGTTTACACCAAGGTGTTCCATAGATTTTATACCATTTGTCGTCAGTACTATTATATACTTTTGTTTCTCCATCAATCAATATAGTTAACTTATTAAATAAGTAAGTATTTGGTTGAGTAATCATCTTTTCAAACCAAAAATCATGATTACCTGGAGTAAGTATAATAGTAGGGCAATCTATCTTCATTATCCATTCTCGAAATTCATTAAATATCCATTTTGTCATTTGGATGTAATCTCTTTGAATATCTAATGGAGATATATCACCACATATTAATAACAGATCACATGGTTCTATGTCAATAAGATTACCATGTAAGTCACTAATTGCTGTTACTTTCATTTTCTAATCCTAAAATAAAGTTATCATAAGTTGTTTTATATTCTTGTAATAGATCATAATGTCTTATAAGATCCTGTTTCAAATCATGATATCTCTTAAATAAATTCTTATCGTAATAAGAATAAAATAAACTTACTGTATAACTATTTTTACTTTTAGATATATTATCGTTATTAAAAAAATTCTCAAGTTCCATTTCTTTCTCTAAAATCTTATTTTCGAGTTCTGAAATAGCTAACTTATAATTACTCTTAAATAACTTAATTGTATTTTCAGATATGTTCTTCATTGTCTTTTAGTTCTTGAATTCGTCTAATACATTCATCTGTCTCTTTATGATTATGTACTACAAATAATTTATACTTCTCAGCTAATCCTTTATTTAATAATGACCACATAAACCATTTCCATTTATATGGCCATACGTCATTAGGTCTTCCTTTAGCCTCTATGATAAAATTATCTCCAATAAAGTCTGGAGTATAAGTCATTGCTCGAATCTTTTTACCACAAAATGTAAATGCTGGTATTAATTCAAATTTAATAGGCTCATATTCTGCTTTAAGATTATGAGCCTTTAATTGTTTATAAACATATGTTTCAAGTTTACTTTTAAATTCAATACCATCATATATGTTTGGTGTGGCATTTTTAACTTTCTGATTTATCGTTTTCTTTCTTTTTGTTTTTCTTTGCTTCATAACGATCAATATATGTACAAAGTATACTTCCACAAAGATTTCCAATAAAACTAATCAGAATTAATTGTAACCATGTTAGACTTGGTGTACTATTTAACCATTCCATGTTCGTTATATTTTTCTATTTTTATAAAATGATTTGCAAGTTTTTCTAAAGATATCAAGTCATAATTAGCTAGATTTCCGTCTATACCAACATCTACTCTTAATTCTTTAGAATCTGTATTTATTTGATCTACTTTTCCATGACAATGACCGTGTATCATAACAGATCCTTTATCTTTGTGTTCCCAACTTAACATTGGAAAATGGCACATTATTACTTCTAGATCTTTATGTAAGAAATTATATACAGATTTCTTAAATTTAATATTCTTGATCTGAGTAATATGATTAAAATAGCATTTTAAATGATCTGGTACTTTATCATGATTACCAAGTATTAATACTTTATTTCCATTTAGTCTTTGAAATAGTTTTCTTTTATCTTCTACTTCACCAAATGCAAGATCACCTAAAATATATACAGTATCTTTCTTATTTACTCTAGAATTCCATAACTGTATCATAGCTTCTTTAGCTTTTCAACCAGTACTTCCAAATATCTCTTTTCGCTTAGGATGAAATTCTAATATACGGTCATGAAAGAAATGTAGATCTGAAGTAAACCATATCATAGCGTTTCTTTTTTATATCCCCAGACATAACCACCAGCAGTTTTTCTTTCTCCTTTACAACATTTTACAATATTGTTATTAAAAATTCCAGTTTTTCTTTGTGCATCCATAAAAGATAAATAAGTATTTAAATAATTTCCGTTTTTATCATATTGATTTATAATAATACTTTTCTTTTCTACAGCTCTTTTTATTGCTGTTCCATAATTTGTATTATATGATGCCGTACACCATTCAAGATTATCAACATGATTGTTTAATTTATTTTCATCTTTATGATTCACATATTTTAGATTATGTGGATTTTTTATAAATGTAATTGCAACTAATCTATGAATTTGAAAATGTTTTGGTTTTTTGTTCTTATATAATTGAACTGAATAATATTGTCTTCTAATTTCTGGTTTTAAAATAAGATTTCTTTTTAAAGACTTTACTCTTCCGAAATTAGAAATCATATAATTTTCATAATCTTTTATCTTTTTCCAAATTTCTTTATTTATTTCTAGATTGTTGTAATTCATAATTTAACCATTCTTTTACTTGTATAAAACTGTTTTTTTTTACTGCATCAGATATATCCTTTGCCTTAAATTTCTTATGTATGAAGAACGGTTTTATTTTAGTTTTGTTGTAAAGTTTGATAGAATTTCTACATCCACTGGGATCTCTATCAAAACATATTAAAATACGCTTAAATCGAAGTTTAAGTGCATCTATAACATCTGGAGTAAGAAATGTACTTTCTGAAGCTGGTGATATCGCAGTATAACCCATTTCATATAAACACATAACATCCTTCATAGATTTAGTAATAATTAGTAAATCATCTTTTTTAGGTAATTGTTCATATCCCTGAATATCATATGGAGTTAAATTATTACGCCATTTAGTATATTTATCTGCTAAAGGTCTATAAATCTTGAATCTATCATATACTTTATATGCATACATAGGATTATTTTCCTTATACACTCCCTTTACTACACCATCACATAAATAATATTTTATACTACTTACACCAAATTTCTTTAAAGTCTTTAGAGAAATTCCAAATTGTGACCAATATTGTTTATCTATATCTGTCCAATCTTGTCTAACTACTCCAATAACTGTTTCAGTAGATTTCTCTACTTCTTTATTACTATGCAATACCGTATTATTAGTAATTTGCATATCCTTTACTATTTGATTTAGTAGATCATTATAATTAGTTATACCAGTATATAACTCTACGAATTTAATTACATCTCCGCATTCTCCATTACCATGATCTTTAAATAGTAATTTTCCAGTCTTCTTACTTCGGAATATTCCAAATGAAGGATTCTTATCCTTTCTGAATGGACTATTATAAATAAATCCAACTTTAAATTGTCCTAGATATCTAGCATAAATATCATATTCTGTGACTTTTGATAAGATGTAATCCAGAGTAATAGGATTATCTTGTTTTTTAATTCTTTTAGAGTCATACATATGATATAAATTTATAAGTGAAGAGTAGCGGACTCGAACCGCTCCATTTGAATACATGCTAGTTAGCATTTGTATTAGGCCCATTCACACATCTGCTTTTTCTTTATTAATCTATCCCATCTTGTACGGCACCCGTACAACATTCCCTAATAAAGAAATTATGTGCTTACTCTTCTCCACCTTTAAAATACCCCCTGTGTGGTCAGTGCCAGCCTACGATCTGGTTCTCTTGGTGCGCTATCATTGAAGTATTTATCAATATGCTAAGCGTGAGAAGTCTTCGTTCTATCGTACGAATAGAATTATATTTTAAAATGGTAATCCATTAGGATTATCATTGTTTGTGTTATCTAAAGTTCCATCTACTACGGTAAATGATTCATTAGATAATAGTGGATTTGGATTCGATTGTTCAAAATCAGCAATTACTGGCTTCTCAAATTGATCAATATTCAACTTGACAATAACAGACTCATTCTTATCAACAATCGTCATCGGTTCAATAAATCTATATTTTGCATACTTCGGTAGAGTAGTATAACCACTATTATTATATACTACTTTAATACGAAGTAATGTAGACTTATCTGCATTGTTAAGCTTTTCAGCTACCCAAGTAATAAATTCCTTAAAGCTCGAAAAACGTGAATCTATTACATCAACAAGCATG